CGGAGCGGCCTTGGCCTTGCCGCCCTTGGCGGCCTTCCCCGGCTTGCTCTTGTGGACCGCGATCGCGGCCTCGATGAGCTGGAGATTGGCCCCATCGAAAGCGACCTTCATCGCCTCCAGTGCCTCATCCGAGAGGCCGAGCAGCTTCGTCATGTCGAGCGTGGTCATGTGTGAACCCTTTGCGTGAGAAACCGAACCGAACAGCCACCGGCAACGACCGGCGACACTGAAACCCTGTGGCCCACCCCGAAGGGGCCCTGCGTGTGCGTGGGGGATCGATCAGACAGGCGAGAGAACCCCGTCCCGGACAAGCTCCTCGACGAGGGCGTTGGCAGCATCCGCGATCGAGGTGCGGATGGCGTAGAAGTGGGTTTCGAGCCGCCCCTCCTCGTCGTAGACCCACAACTGGACCCTGAACCGCCCCGGCATCGCGGCTGCCGCCGCCCAGGACACATGGATCTGCCCAGGAAAGCTGTCCCTTGCTCTATCCCTGAGAGACTGGAGAGGGTCACGAGACTGACAAGCGGGACTGGACATGGCGAAGACTCCGGGGAGAGAACGGCCATCGCAGCGACGACGGCAACACCAGAACCCCGTGGCCTTCCCCGAAGGGGCCGTGCGCGTGGCGCCCGCGTAAGCACCGCGTGCAGTTCTGCGTGGGGTGCAGCGATCGAGCGACCCACCGATCCATCCATCGATTGACCACCGATCACCGAACACCGTGTGCGGTACCACGCGAAGGACGCCCGCAGTACCACGCGGGGTGTTCAGCCAGCCCACCGAACCACCCACCGAACCACCGGGAACCCTCTCCAAGGGAGAGGAGGAGGTCGTCTCGATGGGGTCCCTTGCAAGGCAAGGGGCATACCACCAACGTGTGCGGGCAGACGCAAGTCCTTGCCCTGCAAGGACATCGGGCGATCGATCCGGCGTGCCAGGGGGCGGGGGCGGGCCCCCCCGAGCGAAGCCGGTCCCCAGTCACGTTCCCCTCCTGGTTTTTTTCCTGTTTCCCTCGTGGTCCCCTAAGTGGGGGGGGTGCTGTGACACCGATGCCTCCCGGCGACATAAATAGGGCGAAGGAGACACCGCATGGCTTTCCCGAATCAGGTCGCCCGGAAGCTCCAGCGACCGATCCAAGTCCCGACGCAGCCCGCAGCGAGGGTCACTCCCTCCAGGGACATTGCCGCCAAGGAGCTCGACAGCCTCTTCTCGTATGCCAAGAAGAACGGGGAGCCAGATGAGTCTGGTTTCTATCCCGTTGATGGCTGGCAGTCTTATAGGGGTGACGAGGGTTCGTATGGCCTGCCCGGCCCGGCAAAGATCGCCCGGCAGACCGGCGACGGGTTCCAGAAGAGCCGCTTCGGGGAAGCCAGGTGGAAGAAGCTGCGGGAGTCCATCCTCGATGCCGAAGGTGGCAGTGCCTCGTTCGATCCTGACCCCGATGTCCCGTCTGGCGACTTCTTCCAGGACTTCAGGGACAACGCCCTCCGGGAGCCCGCCTACACGGTGGTCGGGGGCACGGCCCACATGGGAGGGTACCTGCCAAATCTCATCGAACTGAGCCCCCTGAAGATGGACTTCTTCGAGCCGGGGTACCCGACATCGGCGGTCGGCGAGCACGAGTGGGGGCACCACCTCAACCAGGACGAGATCGGCGGAATCCTGAACGAGCGGGCAAACTCCAGTGCCTCGAAGGGGCTCTTCGGGAGGACTCGCGGCCAAGATGGCATCGAGGCGGCATGGCGGAGGTCCGGCGAAACGCCGCTCCCAGGCCAGGCCGCGTCGATGGCGTTGCAGCTCGGCCACAAGAACAAGATGAACGAGATCGCCGCCGACATGTCCATGACCCGAGCCTTGAACTTCGGCCTCACCGGCCAGGTCGCTTCGTCACCCGAGGACTGGGGAGACATGTTCAGCGACATGCTGCGGCGCCCGGTCGGTCCCGTGCAGCGGAACCCGGACTTCGACACGAGGCTCCGGCCCGCCCCGGTGTTCACGCCATTCGAGGACGACCCGACCATGCAGTACGGCCCCAGGAAGGGGAAGCAGGCCCACGGGTGGAACCAGCTCCAGTTCTACTGGCAGCAGCTCCTCAAGGGCCTGACCACGAAGGAGCGGGAAGTCCTCCTCGAACTCGGCCCCCACATCGCCTCGAACCAGGAATCTCCCGATGCCGCAGCCGTCTGAGCCGAAGGGCCTTCCTGAGCTCCGGGACGTAGTTGGTCGCCTTGCCAAAAGGTCTGGCATGGGGATGCAGCCTGAGCACATTAGCCAGGTGGCTGACCATATCTACCATGGTAAGTCCCAAGGTCCGCTCCCAGCTAACAGCCCGTTCTTGCGTCACGAGGACTGGATCAAGCTGGCCCGGGTCGGTGATCCGCGCGCCGAGCAGCCGCACGACGCCGACTGGATGTTCAACACCCCGAAGAAGAAGATGCCGCAGTGGCGTGAGCAGATGCGGAAGGGGGAGATCGGGCCTGGCTGGACCCCCGAGGAGCGGGCGAAGCGGGGCGATCCGGGGACTTTCGAGCTCTCCCAGGGAGATCAGCAGAACCACGCCTGGATGCGTGACCGGGAATACCTCGAAGCGATTGCCAACCGCGACCGGAGCCTCGACTCGGCGGCGGAGAAGGACGCCGAGCTCAAGTCGGTGGCCCAGTGGTTCGCCCCAAACCCTGGGATGGGCGCCGCCCGCCGCCCGATCGAGGACGCCCTGCACTTCTACAACCGGGGCAAGGACGCCACGCACGCCTACAGCCCCGGTGCCAACGGGGTCTGGGCGACGGCGAACTTCAAGCACCACTCGACGCCGCAGGCCACCTTCGACGCCCTCTACAACCCGGAGTTCGCTGCCGGGTGGCTAGGCGCCGCTGCCTCGCCGGTCGGCCACTTCGTCCACTCCATGACGGCGAAGGACCCAACCGCGAAGGACCCGGAGTGGGTGGCCAACTCCCGGAACAGCAATGTCCTGGGGCACATGGCCGCCACGGGGTACGACTTCGCCCGCAACCTTGGGGCAGCGCTGCTCGATCCGTCGGAGATGGTCCACCAGCTCGAAGCCTCCGGCGGCCAGCTCGACAACCAGTGGGCCCGAGCCATCTCTCCGGTGCTCACCGAGCCCGCCGAGACGGCCGAGGAGCGACACAACGCGAAGGCCAGGGGCCTCATGGACGCCTCGAACTCGCAGCAGGGTATGGGATTCGACGACTATCATCGCGCGAAGACCGGCAAGGTCCCGAGCTGGGTGGGCTCGAACACCGCGTCGGCCCTCTCGGACGCCCCATTCGATCCGCTCACCATGCTCACCGCCCCGTTCGGGGGCTTCGGCGGAGAGCTGATGGAGGAAGCCTTCACCTCGCTGCCGCTCACCTTCGGGGCGAGCGCCGCACTGTCCCCGGCCATCCCCTCTCCAGGACAGATGATGAAGCCCGGGATCGAGAATCGGCCGGACCTCGAAGGCAGACACCTGCCAGACGACCAGTTCGCAGAACAGGCCGCAGGCTATGACGCGAACATGAGGGAGACAAACGAGAGGCTTCGTCAGAGGAGGGACTACAAGGCCCGCACCTCGCCGACCAAGAAGGACCCAACGAGCGACCTCCATCCGGCGCTCAGGTCGTGGTCTGGCTTCGGGGCCATGTGAATTACCCTTGCGTGATCGGCCTCCATAGGTTGTGATCTCCGGCCACACAAGGAGGACCGCTCATGTCCATGCCCTCTGACGATTCCGTTGGCGTTGTAGATCAGGATGTTGATGTCTCTGCATCCCAGGACTCTGGCTCACCTGAATCAGGTGCAACGCCGCAGTCTTCTGCCCCCCAGCAGGCGGCCGTCCAGGCGCCGCCCGCCGCCCCGCCCAAGCCGAGCTGGGAGGTGATGAACAACTTCCGGCAATTGCCGCAGTTCCGGGGGGCAAGCGAGGAGCAGATCGCCCACGCGCTCTACCAGACGATGACCCGCGAGCGTGCCGCCACGCAGCAGCTCACGCAGTTCCAGCAGCTCTACCCGAACATGCAGAGGTACCTGGCCGAACGGCCGCAGTTCGAGGAGTGGCAGAAGTCCCGCCAGCAGCCGCAGCAACCGGCCGCCCAGCCCGGGACGAAGCCCGTCGAGGACGGCAAGAAGTCGTGGTGGAATCCCCCGCAGGTCCGCGATGCCCACAAGCGGTACCTCGTCCGTGACCCCGAGACCGGCCGCCAGATCATCTCTCCGGACGCCCCGCCCGACGCGCGGATGGCACTCGAAGAGCAGGTGGCGTTCAAGCAGGACTTCGCCCAGAAGTTCCTGGAGGACCCCGAGGCTGCCCTTGGCCCGATGGTCGAGAGCCGAGCCAAGCAGATCGCCCAAGAGACCATCCAGCAGACGCTTTCCCAGCGCGACAACGAGTCGTTCGTGGATCAAATCCGCGACGAAAACAAGGATTGGCTCTTCAACGAAGACGGAAGTGTGACAACTGAGGCCATCGCCGTACATAAATATGTCGAGCAAGCGCGCGGCATGGGAATCGCCAACCCCAAGGACCGATGGCAGTACGCAAGGGACAAGGTCGAACACGAGCTCCTGCTCCGCGACTACGCGGCGAGGCAGCAAGTCGATCAGGAGCCCGAGTTCTTCCAGCAGCCGCCGCAAGCTCAACAGCAGTTCGCCCCCCCGGCCCCGCCCCAACCCGACACATCGAGCCAGGACGCAGCCAGGGCAGCCCGAGCCCAAGCCAACATGGATTTCCTCAAGCGGGAAGCATCCCGATCGCCGAACCGTTCGGCGGGAACAGCCAACACCGACCCACGCGCAGCCAAGCCGAGAACCTTCGAGCAGATCATGCTCGACACGGCGAAACAACGCGGACTCATTTGAAACGAAAGGTTTGAAGCATGCCTTCGAGCACAGACTGGGCACGGACGATCGGAACGACCACCGTCAACTACCTCCGTCAGGAGGAGCTGGCGATGCTCAGGTCGTTCAAGATTTTCGCTTTGCTGGAAGGTTCCGGCAACGTCCTGATGAATCAGGGCGGGCGCGGAATCGACTGGCAGGTGCAGTTTCGCAACCAGCCTGTGACCGGAAATACGGGCGAAACTCCCCGTATCTTCGCTCGACAGAACCTCTGGGTGGACGCCCAGCTCCCCTACCGTGGCTACCAGACCACGGACATGATCTACCGCAAGGAGCTCAAGGAGAACACCGGCGCTGCGGCGCTGGTGCAGGTCGGCTCGAAGATGCAAAACCGGCTCACCACGAGCCTCAAGCAGTTCCTCTCGAAGGAGATTTACACCGACGGCGAGGCTGTCGGCAACGAGACGCGGTTCCACGGAATGGAGTCATTCGGCTCCGTCAACGGAACGGTCAACATCTCGACCGGGGCGCAGCGGGCGGCCAACGCCGCCGACATGTTCGGCTTCCCGAACGACACCTACGCCACGATCAACACCGGCCTCGGGGCCATCGCTGGCTCGCAGCAGCCCGGCGTCTCGTGGCCGAATGGCCAGGCTGACCCGGAGTACGATTTCTACAGCCCCATCGTCATCAACTACACCTCCACCGCCTTCAAGAACGGCGGCAGCTCCTACACATGGTTCGACAACTGCACCCTGGCCGTCCGTGAGGGCATCAACCAGGCGCAGCGGAACGACACCAAGGAAGCCCAGATCGACGTGGTGCTCGTCGATCGCCGGATGTTCATCGACTTCAAGACGCGCCTCGACGCCAAGGAGCGCATCCTCGCCAACAGCAACGAGGGCCTGCGTTCCTACGGCTTCAAGGACGTGTTTCAGCAGGACGGGGTGGATGTCAGCACCGAGTACGGCGTGCCGAACGGGTGCGGGTACGGCCTCTCGATCGACAACGTCGAGCTCCGGTGCATGGAGGACACGCTCTTCATCGTCGAGGGGCCGGTGTACGACGTGAACACCCAGGCCTACAAGTACGTCGTGAGCACGCTCGCCAACCTCCGCTTCCGCTCCCCCAGGAACTTCTTCTTCCTCAAGGCTCTTGCCTGAGCCGGAGTTCCAAGAGAGTCATCTCCACCCCATCTCCATCCCTTCGAGGTAGACCACAGCGATGCCCAATACCACAGCAGACCCGCAGTTCGGACGAGGCCAGACGCTCGGCGGGGGCCTTGCCAACCTCTCCGATCCCTCCTTCGGCGTTGGTACCGCCGGGATGGAGAAGACGTTCATGGACCAGAGCCCGATGACCTTCCCGTACCTGGGGATCGTCAACATCCCCAATCGGTACGTCCGCTGCATCGCGCTGCGGAACAGCACGGGCGGCGTGCTCACCCGGGGCCAGCTCGTGAAGTTCCGGACGACCGACGCCCTCGGGTTCGCCGTCACGACCGACCAGCAGGTCGCCGTGGTGGACGAGTACCTGACCGGCAACGTCCCGGTCGGCGAGATTTTCTGGGGCGTCATCCAGGGCCCGACCTCGGTGGTCACCGCCGCCTCCCCCGCCGTCGGCTCGAAGCTGGCTGTCGGGACCGCCGGTGCGGCCATCGTCGGCATCGGCCTCGGTGAGGTTCTCCAGACCGTCTCCAGCGGGCTGGCGCGGATCATCGTCGGCGGGAACTCGAACAGCGCCCACATCCCCACCTGATCCTGGCGGGGCGTGGAGCAGTTGGTAGCTCGCTGGGCCCATAACCCAGAGGCCGCCGGTTCGAGTCCGGCCGCCCCCAGTGGCACGACACAAGGAGACGATCGATGGGCGACAGCCCGACGCTTCCGGAGAAGATCGACGCCTTCATCAACGACGCGAGGGAGAAGGCCAAGGATGGCCTCTCCTTCGCCGAGTTCGGCAGCCTGGCCTTCGCCCTGCTGAAGCTCGTGGCGTTGAGCCTGGACGACCTCGATGTCCCGGGCAAGGTCAAAAAGAAGGACGTGGAGGTGGCCATCGGCATGCTCTTCGATGCCGTGGCCGACCAGTGCGTTCCGTTCATCGCCAAGTGGACGGTCTGGCCGTTCGTCAAGCCGATCGTCCGCTCGCTCATCATCGCCATCCTGTCCGGCGTTCTGGACAGGTCGCTACCTGACGTGAGGGCCGCAGCATGACCGAAACCATCGTCGTCTGCGTGGGCCTCTACATCGCCTGGCGGTTCCTCAACGCGCAGGAAAAGCCCCAAGGCTTCGTGTCCCAGGCCGCCGCTGCCGCCGCGCCGGTGCAGGCCGCCCCCGTCATCCCCTTCACCCCGGTCGCCTCGGCCGTTCCCGGCACACTCGCCGTGATCCGCAAGAAGCTCGCCGCCGACGAGAAGCTCACGCCGGAGCTCAAGGCGGCGTTCGACCTCATCCAGACGGCACTGGAGGAAAAGTGAAGAACGACCTCAAGCCCTACATCTTCGCGCTGGTCCTCGCCTTCGTGGCGTGGCAGCTCGGCAAGAACTCGGCGCCCAAGCCCGAGGTGGTGCCCGACTTGGCCACCGGCCTGATCCTCAAAGGCCAGTTCATCGGCCCGACCGCAGCCCAGGATGCCGCCGACTTCTCCGCGATGACGAGCGAGATCGCGCATGAGCTGGAGGACGACGGCAAGCGGCCGACCCCCTGGTACGGCACCGGCCTCCAGGTCGAGGAGCTCCGCAGCCGCGTGCGAATCGCCATGATGGACGGCCAGTCGATTGGCGCCCGGCAGCCACACGTCAAGAAGCTCGTGGGGGACTATCTGACTGCCAAGCTGGGGGTCGATCCAGGTCCGCTCGTGAATCGAGACGCCTGGGTCGCCGCCCTCCGCGATGTCGCCAAGGAGAGCGCTCGTGCCGCCAAGTGACGAACCCCAGAACAGCCCCTTCCACTGGAAGTGGGTGTTCGCTGGCATCGCCATCTCGCTCATCGGCTGGAGCCTGACCAGGGCCCTGGAGGACGTGAGCGTCCGTCTGCGCGCCAACACTGTGAACTTCGGCTACACGCCCGATCCCGACGGCGTGCGTCAGTTCTTGGGTGAGCTGGACAAGCCGACCTTTCGGGAAGCTGGGGAGGAGGTGATCCAGAAGGCCCGGGGAGTGGACACGTTCCCGTACCGGGCAGCGATCAAAGCTCACCAAGCGGTCTACCAGACGCCCTTCGCCCCCATGAACCAGGGGGAAGCAGGAACTTGCGTCAGCATGGGTTGGGCCATGGGGTCGTACATAGGGCAGTGCGTTGACTGGAGCCAAGGAAGGTTGGCTAGGCCGCCTCCTATGGTTGCAACTGAGCCCATTTACGGGGGTTCCAGGACAGCCGCGCGTCTCCCGCCCATCTCGGTGAACACGGGCGGCGACGGCAGCTACGGAGCTGCGGCGGCCCGGTGGGTGACAGGCCTGAAGAACGGCCAGGGCGGGATTCTCTACCGGCAGAAGTACGGCAACACGGACCTCTCGACCTACTCCATCCCGCGATCCAGGGACTGGGGTCGGAATGGTGTCCCGGTGGAGCTTGCCAAGGAGGCGAACCTCCACAAGGCCCAGAAGGTCGCCATCATCGAGACGTGGGAGGGCTTGTGTGCCGCCCTGGAATCTGGGTACCCGGTGCCGGTGTGCTCGAACATCGGCTTCGCCAGGACCAAGGTCAGAGATCAAGATGGGTTCCTGCCTAGGGGCGGGAACTGGTCGCACTGCATGGTCGCAATATCTGTGCGGTATGCTAAGAACGAAGGTAAGAGGGATGGCATCCTCATCTTGAACTCTTGGGGTGACCGCTGGTGTACGGGCCCTAAGTGGCCCTCTGACCAACCGGACGGTTCTTTCTGGATCAGCAAGGAAGACGCCATCGCCATCATCAGCCAAGGCGACAGCTTCGCCATCGGAGGCGTCGATGGATTCAAGTACCGGGACCTGAACCACTTCGACTGGATGATGAAGGCCGACCCCGCATCACTCTCCCTGGCCTTCTGAGGATCACATGGACAAGTCCACTCGCATCGCCTTCGCCGCTGTCATCGTCGCCGTCACCTTCGGCTGGTGGGCCACGCACTCGGAGCACTCGCCGTTCATCCCCCACGAGAAGCCCAGGCCGGTCCTGAAGTTCCTCGCCCGGGTCGCCAAGTTCGGGCTGTGGTTCGCCCTGGCCGCCGAGAAGGAGCCGACGAAGGAGGAGCACGACCCCTCCCAGGACGCCATCGGGGCGATCGTGAAGTACGATGAGCAGGGCAACCGCATCCTGAATCATGAAGGGGGGTGGTGATGGACCCCGTCCTCTTCGAGATCGTCTTCAGCATCGCCGCCGCCGCCGCCATCGGCAGCTTCGTTGGCACTGCCATCTTCCACGGCGTGGCTGCCGTTGTTCGTCGCATCGCCAACAAGGGGTGACCCATGGGTCCGATCAAGCCTCCGCCGCCACTCGCACTCGCACTGTACGTCGCCGGGATTGCCCTGATCTTGGCCCCGGTCTTTGACAAGCACGCCGAGAACCTCAAGCCAAAGCTGTTCGACAGCAAAGTGGACGACCTGGCCACCAAGGTCTTCCACCTGGAGAAGAAGGTCGATCGCCTCAGCAAGCTGGTTTTGATGCCCAGGTTCACCCGTCACCAGGACCGGTGTCAGCAGTGCTGCGAAGGGGCGGAGTCGGAAGAGGGCGGCCCGGCGCCGCTGTGCGAGCGAGGCTTCCGGCTGATGCAGGAAGACGGACGAGAGCACTCCCAGGAGGAGCCATGATCGAGCTCATCCTCGCTGCCGCCATCCTGCTCGCGGACCCCGCCTACTCACGCCCACCCCAAGCGGGTGATTTGATCGAGGTGTGGGAGCCAGCCAGGGGCGATGGCACGCCAGCAGGATGGTGCCCAATGCGGATCGAGAAGGATCGGTGGAACGGCGAACTGAAGTGCATGGGCGAGAACGTGACCTTCGACATTGAGCTTCTCGTCTTCTGTGTGTGGCGATGGAAGGGCTGTGCGACGTGCGTCTCTAACCCAAGGGCAGTGCGAACATGACCATCTGGAACTACTTCCTGGCTGCCCTCGCCTCCCTGTCTGCCGAGCCCGACGCGGTCGAAGCCGCACGCCCCCGCGCCGCCGCCGCCGTGGCAGTGGCCGCCGCCTCCCTCACTCCCGGCGAGCCGACCCCGGCCGACCCGGTTGAGTCGTTCGGGGAGGAAGCGGAGTGTGAGGGCGGAGAGTGCGCGGTGCCGGAGAGCGTCTTGGGGGGGCCATGAGCAACACCATCCGCGCCCTGCTCCGCGAGAGGCAGAACGGTCGCCCCATCGACCTGCCCGCTGCCGACGCCTCCATGATCGACGCCTACAACCAGCTCGCCCAGGGCACGGCCACCTCGCCGATCCCGCTGGACCAGGACATGCTGGAGTCTCTCCACGACTCCCTCCTCGGTCCCACCATGACCAGCCAGATTCTCGACCAGTACGGGAACTGGCGTGAACGGACCCTCCAGAAGGCGCTGAACCAAGGGGACGAGGGCCAGCTTATGCGGCCCATGATCGCCTCGGTGATGCAGCTCGACAGGTGAACCTATGAGCGAACCCGAAGAGGACATCCCGATCCAGCAGTGCGAGAAGTGCCTGCTCCCGTACCCGCTGACCAAGAAGCACTTCGCCCGCGCGGCAGGCTGCACGCACAAGTTCCGCCGCGTGTGCCGCCGCTGCCAGAAGAAGCAGAAGCGGCAGGACGCCCTCGACAAGGTCGAGGCCAACGCGGTCGATTCCTTCGTCAGCCGGATGATCTCGGGCGGGGCCAACATCCCGCACACCGCCGAGCTCACCGAAGCGATCATGAACAACTTCGGGGGAGTGAACGGCTTTGCCGCGCTCGTCATGAAGCAGTTCTGGGATGCCAAGCCCGGGTCGCGGTGCCGGTCCAGCATGCTGGAGATGATCTCCAGGATCACCATCAAGAACACCGAGCAGGGAGGCGCCCGCAAGCCGATCGACCTCTACTCCGAGGAGGAGTTGCAGTCGGAGATTGACAAGCGCATCGAAGCCATCCTGCACCTCACCAACGCAAAGAGTGTCCACGATGCCGTCTCACAACTCCCAGCCCCAGCCCCAGCCGGGTCCACAGCCGCTCCCTTCGGTCAGCAGCCTCTCGGGCTTTCAGATCGACGAACTCAAGAGCTTGCAGAGCGAGCTTTCGCTGAGGCGTGCCGAGGCCTTGAGGCTCTATCGTCCGTCGGCGATCCAGTGGGAGTACCACCAGGACAGAGCGAGTGAAATCCTCGTCGTCGGTGGCAATCGATCCGGGAAGTCCCTCTGCACTTTCATCGAGGACGCATGGGCTGTAACAGGCACCCACCCCGTCCCCGGAAAGTATCCCAAGGAAGACGGAGTCCTCGTCATCATCGGCGCCGGGTGGAAGCACATCGGCCTGACGGTCGTGCCGATGCTCTTCAAGGCAGGTGCCTTCAAGATGATCCGCGACCTGACGACGGGCCACTGGCGAGCGTTCGATCCGGTGGCGGATGCAGGCCGGGAGAAGGAGACAAAGCCCGCGCCTCCGCTCATCCCGCCGCGCCTCATCAAGAGCATGTCATGGCTCTTGAAGTCGGCCAACTACTTGAACGTCTGCGAGCTCGTCAACGGCTGGACGATTCACTTCTTCTCAAGCGAAGCAAAGCCCCAGCAAGGCTTCAAGGCCAACCGCATCCACATAGACGAAGACATCGAGAATGAGGACTGGGTGCTGGAAATGCAGGCCCGCCTCCCTGACCTCGCGGGCAACTTCGCGTGGTCCGCGATGCCCCACTCGAAGAACGACGCACTGATGAGCCTCAACGAGCGTGCCGAGCGGGCGCTTGAAACCGGCAACCCAGACATCAAGCGGTACATCCTCCGCTTCATGGACAACCCGCACATCTCGGACGACGAGAAGCGGAAGATGCTGGAGCGGTGGTCGTCGGCCGGAGAGGCTGTGCTCCGCCAGCGATCCGAGGGCGAGTTCAACATCGACTCGATCAAGGTCTACCCGTCGTTCAACATGTCGGTGCATGGCTACGATCGATCCGAGCTTCCGGATGGGCAGGTGCCAGCCAACTGGTGCCGCTACGCCTCGATCGACCCCGGGCACTCGGTCACCGCAGTCTCCTTCGCAGCCATCCCACCCGACGGCTCGATGGTCCTGCTCTACGACGAGCTCTACATCCGCAACTGCAACGCGGTCATCTTCGCCCAGGAGATGGCAAAGAAGACCCAGGGCACGCAGTTCTACGCCTTCCTGATCGACTCGCACGGCGGGCGACTCACGGACATCGGCTCCGGCCGCAGCCCGCAGGACCAGTACACCGAGCAGCTCGCCATCCTCAACATCCGATCGCAGGCCACTGGCGCCAGCTTCATCCCTGGCGTGGACGACATCCAGGCCGGGTTCCATGCTGTCCGCACCGCACTGCACATTCGTCCAGATGGGACCTCGAAGCTCCGCGTGCTGCGTGGCGCCATGCCCAACCTGGAAAACGAGATGAAGCGGTACAAGAAGAAGGTCGAGCACGTCGGCGCCCAGACCATCGTGAAGGACGAGCCCAACAAGCGAGGCGAGTTCCACCTCGTGGACTGCCTCCGGTACCTCTTCGCCTACGAGCCCCGCTACCACGCCCCTGTCGTCCAGAAGGCCGAGTGGTGGGGGTATGCGTGGAAAAGGGAGAGAGACGCCGCCAAAGCTAGGGAGTCAAACGAAGCCGTTTACCTAACCCCCAATTCCTATACCAAAACCTGGGTGGCGTGAATGGCAGTTGCAAGATCGGCCGACATGTGATTTCTTGTCTGCCCTCGGAGGCAATTTCACACAGGAGGCTCCCATGTCAGAGGCACAAGTCCAGGCTCCAGCTCAGGAAGCGGAGGCGGCGCCCTTCCAGATGCCGGAAGTCATCCCCGGACACCAGATTCTCTTCTTCGCCAACCCGGCCGACAGGAGCCCGCTCACGGCGGCCACCGGCTGGATTTCGCAGGCTCCCGGTGCCCACACGGCAACGATGCTCATCTGGTCCCCGTCGTTCGGGTTCGTCGAGAAGACGAGCGTTCGCCACGTCGATGATCCGTTCTGGCGGGAGAGCGACCACTCGGCAAACTGGCTGCGGTGGGGCGCCTGGGACCTCCACCCCAACCAGAAGGCGATGAACGACATGTCGAAGCTCCTGACGGACACGAAGATGCGGATTGCTGCCCGGAAGGCGTGAACGCCCGGGCGGCCGGTGGCGGCACTGACCTAACTCCATCAGGAAACCACCGGCCGCCCGGGGGCAAGGGAAGCACATGAGCCTCGAAGACGACTTCCAGCTCCAGGGCGACAACCCAGCCGAAGGCACGGAAGAAGGCTCATCTCCGAAGGAGATGGAAGATGCGCTCCGCGCCATCGCCACCTCCTGGATCGACAAGATCAGGCAGTCCGAGAAGCACAAGCAGCCGTTTGCGTCCGATGCGGATGAGGCCCGCAACTTCTTCGACGGAACGAACGACTGGTTCTGGTCTGACTCCAAAAAGCTCGAACAGTCCGCGCTCTCCAAGGACGTTACGCCAGCTTTCAAGGTGGTGCTCAACAAGGTCTTCGAGGCGGTAAAGCTCTTCGCCAGCGTCATCTACCACCGCAACCCGGTGCGAACCGTGACGCCCCGGAAGTTCCCGGTCGTCTCGCCAATGACGCTTGGCATCGACCCGAACGCTCCGCCTCCGATTGATCCCATGACCGGGATGCCCTTGATCGACCCGAACACGGGGATGCCGGTCGAAGACCCGATGCAGAAGTACCTGGAGGTGTCGCAGCGCATCGCCGCCGAGGAGGAGAAACGAGCGACCGTCTCCAGTCTCGTGGAGGCCTACCTGAACTACACGCCCGTCGAGCTCAATCTGAAGGAGCAGTCCAGGAAGTGCGTCGATGAAGCGATCGTCACTGGGCTCGGGCTGTGGTGGACGGAGGCAGTCGAGCTCGAAGGCGACAACGGCGAGCCCTATCACGTCATCGGCAGCTTCTTCGACTCCAGCCGGAACGTGCAATGGGACCCGGACGCCGACGAACAGGAGGACATCCTGTGGGTGGCGAAGCGATGCGTTCACCCCGTCGGGTACCTCCGCAAGAAGTACAAGCTCGACGACGAAGACCTCAAGGGCCACATCGAGAGCTATGAGGCAAAGGCAGGGGACAAGGACCCTGGCTACCGAAACAGGCAAAAGAACGGCGGGACCAACGACCTCGTGATCTACTGGAAGATTTGGTCCAAGACCGGATTCGGCCACAGCCTCAAGGGGGCGCCGAAGGAGCTCAAAGACCGCTTCGACTCCCTTGGGGACAACTGCTACATCGTGATCGCGGAAGGGGTGGACTTTCCTCTCAACGCACCGAAGGCAGTGGCGATCGAGCAGGTCGATCCCGAGACCGGGATGCCCGAGACGCTCTTTGCCCGCACGCGGTGGCCGATCCCCTTCTACACCGAGAACAACGGCTGGCCGTTCGTGCCACTCCAGTTCCACCGGAAGACCGGGTACTCGTGGCCGATCAGCCACATCAAGCCAGGCATCCCCGAGCTGAAGTGCATCAACTGGATCATCTCGTTCCTCATCTCGCGGATCATGGTCTCGTGCAAGACCTTCATCGCCGTCAACAAGGCCGCCGAGCAGGACACGAAGGACCAGCTCCTCAAGCACGAGCAAGGCGGCTTCACGATCATCGAGCTGTCCGAGACCATGGGCAGAAAGATCGACGACATCATCTCCGTGCTCACGATGCCGTCGGTGAACCGCGACATCTGGGACATCCTCACTGCCCTCATGGAGATGTTTGACAAGCGGGTCGGACTCACCGAGCTCGTGTACGGCATGACCAGGAACCAGTTCCGGTCGGCTGCCGAAGCCCAGGTGAAGTCCGAGCAGATCAGCGTCAGGCCCGACGACATGGCCAACGTCCTCGAAGATGCCATGGGGATGCTGGCAAGGCGTGAGGCTCTTGCCGCCCGCTGGCTGCTCGAAGGCAAGGATGTCGCCCCGATCGTCGGCCCCCTCGGCGCCGAAGCGTGGGACAAGCAGATCATCCCGATCGGCATCAACGCCATGGCCCGGGAGTTCGAGTACCGCATTGAGGCAGGCTCCGCCCGCAAGCCGAACAAGGCCGGGAAGGTGGAGCAGATGCAAATGGCCATGCAGACGGTCGGCCCGATGGCACAGCAGCTCGCCGCCACCGGCGCGGTCACGGTGTGGAACGCCCTGCTCACCGAGTGGGCGAAGTCCCTCGACATCGACCCGACCCCCTTCCTCATCCCCGAACCTCCTCCACCTCCCCCGCCGCCGCCTCCTGGGGACCCGGGCTTGCCGCCTTCAGGCCCGAGCGGTCCACCTCCGTCCAGTGACGGCGGCGGCGGGGCGCCTCCTCCGCCCCAGATTCCCCCGGAGCTCAACCCGTGAAACTCCCCTACGAGATTGCCAAGGCGCCTCAGCACGTCCAGGACCACTTCCAGCGGATGGTCGAGTCCGGGCAGGACGAGCGGTTCGCCATCATGTGCGCGCTCCAGCAGCCCCCTGGGACGAAGGGCACCGATCGTGCGTTCCAGGAGGGGAGGATGGACGGGAGCTGGCTCAACGACATGCCGGTCCACCAGGCCAACAAGATCGTCCGCGAGGCCAAGGCGGCCGGAATCAGCATCTCTGGGAAGCAGTACGTCTCCGGCCTGGCTGACAAGCGGGGGCACATGGACCCGATGGCATGGGTCGGCGACACGAGCGACGTGCTGAAGGTGGCCAAGGCACGGAACCTGACCGTCCAGGGCATCGTGAATCATGAGGGTTCGGAGCGGCCGAAGCCCGAGGCCCCGCCCCTCAGCAAGCGGGCGATCGCTCGCCTCACCAGGGCTGCGATGGCCAAGAATCCCGACTTGAAGAAGGCCCAGGCCAGGGCACTGGTGGTCGAGAAGCACGCTCCTTCCTGGAAGAAGAAGGGGTAGTGCGTCAATCTGGCGTCGAGGCGACATAAATAGGAGGCAGGAATCACCCGAGAGACCAACCCATGTCGTGCCAGATTCTCAGGTCCTTTTCCCAGATTGCCCCCGGGAGCGTCGGAACGACCCCGGCCACCGCCTACCGCATCCCCTACCGGGCATCGGCAGGTGGACTTTTGTTCATCAACACCCTGGTCACCGGGACGACCATCTCCTGGCACGTCGCCTACAACGACGGCGACCTGCCGGTCCCCCTGTGTGACGCCTCGGGGAACGCCCTGACGACCACGGTCCTGGCGGGCCGGGCCTACGAAATCCCAGGCGCCGCCTACGGTGCGGTCCAGGTCTGCGCGGTCATCAACGCCGGAACCTGCACCGCCCAAGCTGTGGTGAAGGCATGAGCCAGGGAACCATGCGGCCTGGTGGGATTCCGACTACCCCCAAGAGCCCATACAACATCACCGGCCAGAACACCAACCGTCTCATCGCCCAGGACGGCACCTACATCATCGGCAAGAAGTAAGCCATGCCAGACTCCACAATCTCAGGGTTTCCGGGCGGGGTGCCAACGACGAACTCGACGGTGGTGTTCGACAACGCCGCCGGATCGGCGACGTTCAGTTGCACCGTCAGCGCCATGTTGGCCTTGCTCACCAACGCCAGCCAGCTCACCACCGGAACCCTCCCGGCCACTCAGCTCCCCGCCAGCGGCGTGACGGCTGGCACCTACACTTCGGTCACGGTCGATGTCTACGGCCGCGTCACCGCAGGCACGAGCCCGGCAGTGGCCTACGGCAGCCTGACGGGCGTTCCCGCCACCTTCGCCCCGGCGGCCCACAATCAGGCCTGGAGCACGATCACAGCCACCCCGACGACGCTCGCCGGGTACGGGATCACCGACGCCATTGCATCTGGCGACTCCAGGATGACCAACGCCAGAGCCCCCACCGCCCACCAGGCCACCCACCTGACAGGGCAGGCCGACGCTATCCTCCCTGTCGTCATGACCCTGGCCCTGACCGGGACCTACAACGCCCTCGACATCGGGGCGGCCGACCTTGTCCGAATCACCTGCACCGGGAACGTGACCATCAACGGCTTCCTGGCGACCGGCAACCCGGACGGAGCGCCCAAGCTCATCGTCAACGAGACGGCCAGCGGGGGCGGGACGATCATCCTCACGCACGAGTCCGGCTCTGCGTCCGCGCTCGATCGGGTCTTCAGCCAGTCCGGCGCCGCCGTGGTGCTCCAGCCCGACGGCGGGCAGGTCTTCGTCCACCGTTCCTCGGCCAAGAGCCGCTGGAGGGTCTGATGCTTCCAGCAGCCATCCAGCCTCAGTCCACAGGAATCATGGCGTGGTTCGACGCAACCCAGCTCGCCACCCCAGGCCCGGTAGCTTCATGGCCAGGCAGGGCTGGCGGCACGGCCACGGCACCCAGCGCCAACAACCGTCCGACCTTTTCGTCGAATGGACTCAACGGGAGGCCGACCGTCGTCTTCGACGGCGTGAACGACTGCCTTGAGTTCCCGGCGATCACCGGCACCTACTGGACCACCTTCCTGGTCATCCGTCGTGACCAGTCCCCGACCTACGGCACGGCGATCCAGGTGACGAGCCCGACCGCCGAGTGGGCCGTGGTGTCGCTCAACAACGACGCCAGCACCGGCCCCATCCAGGTCACCTCCGGTGCGACCACCAAGTCGGGCGGGACCTACGGGGCGGCGATCCCGAGGATCATCAGCGTCTCGTTCTCCGCTTCCGGCTTCTCGGTCAAGGAGTCCGGCATTGCTGCGACCATCTCCACGACCCAGGCCGGGTACTCCTACCTCCAGGGCATATCCTTGATCGGAGCCGCGAGGATCACCCCCAACTTCTTGGGGCGGTTCTTCGCCGGAGCCATCTCGGAGATCAGGGTGTACGGCAGCATCGCTGCATCGCAGGAGGCCGCCATCTACCAAGAGCTCGCCAACAAGTGGGGTGTGGCATGAGGTTCTGGAGATTCGCCCTCAACACCGACGACCTCTACGAAGCCATCCGCACCTCCACGGACACAGCGGCCGGGCTCTCTGGCACCACCTGCATCCAGCCAGCAGCTTCGGCTCCGAAAGACAGCAAGAGCCGGATCATGCTGGCAGTTGATGCCAACACGCTTGGTTACTCGCTTGTCCTCATGCAGCTCATCTCGCTCCAGCTCCAAGGCAAGGTGACGGAGATCAGCCAGGGCGACTACATCGCAGGCCTCGAACCGGCACCGTCAACTGGCGGAGGTGGCGGCGGAGGGACTGCGGTGACCTACGCCCGCCGCTTCGCCTGGAACTCCGGCAGCGGCTACTCCTACATCGGCACCGCCGTCGCGGGCTCCGCAACATCAGCCCCAGTGTGGACGATCAAGCGATCGACCGTGACCACCGCCGGAGCAATTACGTCCACCGCCACCGCCACCAACGTCGCGTGGGACAACTACGCGACCGCCACCTACAATTGAGGATCGCCATGGACGCCTCTTCCCCGATCACGGTTGACGGCAAGACGTACCCGAAGTGGATGATCTCGCTCGCCATCTCGCAGCTTCTTCGGGCCGACGGCAGCGAGCCAATCAGTCTCGTCATGCGATGCACTCCGGCCGTGGTGACCTCGACAGTTGACGGCCCAATCGTGGAGACTGCCGACGCATCTTCTTTTGTGCTCTGCCGTGGTAGCGAAGCAGAGATCACCGACCCGCAAGAGCTTGCCGCGTTTGTCGCGGTGCAGACTGCAGTCGTCACCTACCTTCGGACCAAGGGTTTCTGATGCCGAACTACTTCGCGCAGACCAACAGCGCCAACGTCAATGCCGCGAACCTCTGGTACACCACACCAAGTGGAACCGGAGGTGCGTTCGTTTCGTTCGCCAGCCTGACGAACGCCGACGTCCTCTACCTCAACGGCAGGACGAACATCAACTTCAACGTCAACACGACGGTTAGCCAGATCAGAAACGACGTGAACGGCAGCGGCGCAACGGCGGGCGGGTCGATGATTGTCGCTGACGGAGTGACGATCACCGCAAGCCTGTTCGGCGGGACCGCAACATTGTGGGCGATGAACACGGCGATCACCTGCTACGTCGTTGGGTCGCTTACGTCCTCCGCGACCGCGAACGCCGGAGCGATCACGCAAACCAACGGCACGCTTTACATCACGGGCGACCTTTATGGAAACGTCGGCAGCGGAAGCTCCGGCGCGTACTCCATCCAGGGCACGGCAACGGGGTACGTCACAGGCAATCTTTACGCGCCGTCGTCCGGCGGAACTGCGTTGCGAATGGACGGTCCAGCCTGCACCCTCACGATCACGGGAAATTGTCCAGCGCCCCCGTCGTCGATTCCGGCAATCCAGGTGTTCACCGGAGGCACCATAACGATCAACGGGATCGTCTACACAGGAGCGAACGGCCACACCATCAACGCCGCTTCTGGTAGCGCGGTCGTGCTGACGATCACGAAGGTTGTCGGGAATGGGTACGGCAACGGAAGCGCCGGAATGTCCGTCGCCTACGCCGTCAACGGCAGCCAGTTGATGGTGTGCAAGGTGGCTCAACTGGAGTTTGGCGACCGTGGCGCCATCCCTGTTTTTCCGTTCGTTCAGTTCACCGACCTGACCACAAACACCGTTCAGGGGTGGATCGGCCCAGGCGTTGGCGTGAAGAAAACGCTCGTGGACAACGCCGCGACCGCCGACTACCCGGCGAACTCCAACGTCAGGCTCGGCACGGTGTTCGCGCTTGGCAACAGGACCGGAACGTGCGCGGTCCCTGCCGCTGGATCGACCGCACTCAACGTCCCGGTGGACAACACCGTTGGCACGGCAACTCTCACGCAAGCAAACGTCGAAGCCGCGCTGGCTGCGTTTGCTGGGGGCCGCCTCTCCAACGTCGCCACCGTGGCAACCACTGGACAACAAATTGCCGACGCGGCACCATGATGAGCCAAGGGAGAAGCTATGCCGATCACCTATGACCAAATCCAGATGCGTCGTGGCCCTGCCATCGACTGGGCCACCATCAATCCAGTGCTCGCATCCGGCGAGTGGGGGGTCGAAGTCGGCGCGCCTGGGACTCCCGACCGCGTCAAGCTCGGAAACGGCGTCACGCCATGGAACCAGCTTGACTACAAGAGCGAGCGAGGCCTGCCGGGCATCCCGGGCGCCGTCGGCCCGAAGGGTGACGCTGGCCCTGCTGGCCCCCAGGGTCCGAAGGGCGAGGATGGAGCTCCGGCTGCGTTCTCCATCGGCTCCGTGTCGCAGGGCACAGCCCCGTCTGCGTCCATCTCGGGCACGGCCGAGAATCCGATCCTGAACCTCGTTCTCCCCAAGGGCGACACCGGTTCCAGCGGGGCGATTCCCGTCATCGGCATCGGCACTGTGACCTCTGGAAGCACCCCGGCGGCGACGATGGGCGGCACCACTGCCGCTCCGCTCTTGAACCTCGTGCTTCCGCAGGGCCCCGCCGGTCCCGCTGGCGGGGTCGGCCCGGCCGGGGCGACTGGGTCCCCAGGCCCAACTGGCCCCGCAGGCCCCGCAGGCGCCGCCGCAGTGTTCAAGGGGGTGTTCCAGACGACCTGGCCCCCGATCACCTCTCCGTCCCCCGCCCTCGGCGACCTCTGGATTCTCGGTGGCACGACCATCCCGTCCGGAACCCCGTCTGCTGCTGCCATTGGGGACGGGTTCGTCTACGTCGGCGGCGCCACCTCGAACTCGACCCAGGCGAACGGCTGGCTCGATGTCGGCCCTCTGCGCGGCCCGGCTGGACCGAAGGGCGACAAGGGGGATGTCGGCTTGCAGGGTCCGGCTGGCGGGCAGGGCATTCAAGGCGTGCAGGGGGTGGCTGGCAGCGCTGGCCCCGCTGGCCCGTCTCCGACGCTCGCCATAGGCACCGTGACCACCGGGCCGACCGCCGCCGCATCGATCACCGGAACGTCGCCAAACTTCTTCGTGCATCTGGTGCTGCCGCTCGCCGCCGCCACCCAGCAGTCCACCGTCTTCACAGTCAGCCCGAAGGACACGACCGTCCTGGCTGGCGCCACCGTGACCTTCACCGCCACCGCACAGTCCACCGAGAGCCCGATCGTTTATGCCTGGGAGAGGATGGCCCCTGGCGGATCGACTTGGTCTGTGATCTCAGGTGCCACCACGTCTTCCCTCTCTGCCTCCGTTGTCATAGGAGACAGCGGTGCGAAGTATCGGTGCTCCGCCACGACCACGACCGTCGGGAAGGTGTACAGCCAGATCGCCACGCTGTCGGTCTCGTCTGTTCCTCCAGCCAACGGAACGTCCTGGACCCTTGGCTCCGGAACGACCGACTACGCCCCGGGCCTCCTCGGTGGACAGCAGGCCGCCAAGTCAGGGGCGGTCGAGTTCGCCAGCGACGTGGCCGGAGGCGTGTTCTCCAGCGGCTTCTCCTACTCCACGGACGGCATCTCGTGGCGCTCGTGCCCTGCCCCCATCTGGTCGCAGTCCAACCACAAGGGAATCCTTCGTGGCAACGGGTTCTTCTTCGCCATGAGCGATGCTTGGACCCAAGGCCGAGTCCCGCTGACCGCCTACACCAGCTTCGATGGGCAGACGTGGGCTGCGTGGACCGCAAACAACGGCTCGGTCTCGCTCTTCCTCGAAGGCGTCCAGTCCTATGCCTTCGGCGGCGGGAAGTTCCTGGTCACTCCCCACAAGCCGGAGTGGTCCACTGCTGTCTCGCAGTCCAACGACCTGTGGCAGACGACCTTCGCAACCGGCGCGGTGTTCACATCCGTCTCGACGAACCTCGGGCAGGTGTGGGCCGACGCCGAAGTGCGGTACGCCAACAACAAGTGGTTCGCCAGGCTCACGGACGGTTACTACTACTACTCCTCGAACGGCACCACCTGGGCACGATGCCAGCTCTCCAGCGTGGACTTCTACTTCGGAGCGCCGGTGGCGGCTCAGTTCGATGTCGCCTGGAACGGCTCGAAGTACGTCATGGTGACCCCGGGCAATTTGGCCTTCACCTCGACCGATGGGATCGCCTGGACCGCCTACTCGATCGGCACGGCTTCCTTCTGGAGGGAGGTGCAGTTTGGCAACGGCATGTTCATCGCCGTGGACGGGACCGCCACCTGCATCACCAGCAGCGACGGTCAGACGTGGACCGCCCTGAACAACATGCCGGTGAACGCCAGCTACACCCCGGCGTGGAGCACGCTTGCCTTCGGGAACGGGCGATTCGTGGCGGCAGGAAAGTCCGTCTACACTGGGCGCGACGGCGTGGCCGTCAACAACCTCTGCTACTCGGGGTGATGAATGTACGCAGCCATCGACGCGATCGAGTACCTGATGTCCTCGACTGGGGGCGGAGCTCAAGACCAAGAGCACCGCGTCCTTCGCCAGTCCCTGTTCAATGCCTACCGGGACTTGGTCGAGGTCAGGTCGTGGGACTGGTACCACAGCACCGACCGGATTCCCCTGTCGTCCTCGAACAGGATCATCACCTACACGCTGCCGTGGGGAGTCAGCTCCGTTGACGCAGTCTCCCTCCCGATGACCGGCATCGTCGCCGAGTACGTCTCGCCGATGGAGTTCGAGCGGCTCATCAACACCGCCTTCAGGACGCTGGTTCACATCGTGTGGACGATCAGCCCGTCGAAGTCGATGCCCGATCGCTGGGACCTGCGGGTGTTCAACGGGTGGGCCTACGACACCTCCATGACGCTCACCTACCGGCGCCGCCCGAGGGACCTGCGATTCACTGGCTGGGAGAAGCAGGCACGGTGCGGGACAGTGACGGCAGACGGCTTGGTCACGCATGGGACCAACACCCAGTTCTCGAAGCTGATGATCGGAAGCCTGATTCGTTTCTCAGGCGACCCGACGATGCACCCCGAGAGCCTCGCCGGGATGAACGGGTATGCCGACGAGGCGCTGATCTACGCCATCGCCAGCCCGACCGAGCTCTCTGCCTGGAGCCCCGCCGGGAACATCCAGCACCAGGGCACGAAGTACATCATCACCGACTACCTGGACATCTCCCCGCAGATGTACACCGCCCTGCTGTCTGGTGCCGAGACGTGGCTTGCCCGCCTCACTGGCAAGAACATCGAAGGGGCCATGGGTATCTACGGCAGGGACTTGAGGTTGGCGTTCGAGCGCGACTCGAAGGCTCCCATCTCCGGGCGCCGCGAATCTCGCTTCGGGTACTATTCCTACTGGTACCTCCGCCCCGGGGCCGACAACTCAGGATCAGGGTCGTCCGGTGGTGGCTCGACGCCAGGCGGCATCCTCGACGGCGGCACTCCATCCTCGCCAGGCCCATCCATCCTCGATGGTGGATCACCCAGTAGCTACCCATGAGAATCACCAACTTCCTCGGCCTGTACCAGGCGGCGAGTGCCTACAAGCTCCCGCCCGGCGCAGCCACCGAGCAGTTCAACGTCATGTCCCTCATCCCCGGGCAGCTCACTGTCCGTGGCGGGATGAAGACCATCCTGAAGGTGACGAACAGGCTTCTGGAGATGTGGGGCTTGTCGGTCGGATCGGGCAAGACCGACACTGTCCTGGCGTTCGACGACGCTGGCTACCTCCTGGAGATCAAGAACCTTGTCGGAACTGAAACGACTGTTTCCAAGAAGCTCACCACGCTCCGGCCGGAGTTTCCGGTCTCGTTCTGCCAAGGACGCAGGGGCGAAGTCTACATCTACCAAGGCTACGGGCAGCCGGGGCTTGTACGCGGTAGCGATGGCACGCTACGACCAGTGGGCCTGGGCGCTCCAGCCGCCATGCCCGGCATCACGATCGACTCCAGCCCCAGTTTCTATGTCGCCCGCATCGACCTGACCGATGTCGGCAACGGGTACAACCTAACGCCGAGCGTCTACATCGGACCGCCGCCTGGGCAGTCCGGTGCGATCGTCTCGTCATCTGCCGGGGGTACATCTCATCAGGCCATCGACCTGCTTGGCGACACGAGCTCTTACCTGCTCCAGTCGCCGATCGACCCCGTTGTCGTCGGTGGCAGGCAGGCCAAGGCCATCGCCCGCATCGGCAACGCTCAGGTCTCGGAGGTGGAGGTCACCGACGGAGGCACGGGGTACACCTCCACTCCGTGCGTGCAGTTCCGGGACCAGCCAGGCCTTGCCGTCACTGGGACTGGAGCGGCTGCCGCGCTGAAGCTGAAGAAGGGCTTTGCGGCGGGGGACCCCGAGACCGGAGTGGTCTTCTGGGAAATCTTCGAGTGGCCCGTCAACTACTGGATGTGCCTCAGCGAGTACCGGCGGGAGGGCAATGGCGTCATCGTCCCCGCCACCGGAGGCAAGGGCAGCGGCGCGAAGGTCATCTTCTTCTTCCCGGAAGCCTTCTGGGGAAAGATCAAGTGCTACAACGCTGGCGACGGCACTGACCTCGCCGACTACACCATCACCGCTCAGGTCTACGACTTCGGCTCCGGGTACGAGGCCGGTGACGAGATCGTTGCCACGCTGCACACAGCCGCAGGGTTCTCCGCCGGGTACGAGAACGGCCCGAATTGCAGCACCACCGCCAGGTGCCAGCTCAAGGCCCGCGGATACTGCATTTCCGACCCGAGCTGCCCGGACAAGCTGACCATCTCGGAGACCAACACCTACAAGCAGCGTCAGATCGACCCAAAGCCAGCGAACGCAGGCAGGGGGTACATGACTCCACCGACCTTTACGACCGACGACGGAGACACGTTCAAGACCGAGGTGGACTGCTATGGCCGGATCACCAAGCTGCTCCTGGAGAATCCGAACAAGACCTACTTGTTCCCGCCGAAGCTGCTCAACACCGACGGCGAGGTGGGTGGAGCCAGGGGGCTCGCCATCATGCGGCCGACACTTCGCGGCAAGTACCAGTGCTATTACAGGTGGGTGAACGCGAACGTCCCGGCCACGTCCGGCGGCCCGGTGCGATCCAGCCTCTCCCCGGTCAATGAGGTGGACTGCGGGGATCACGCCGCAAAGCTGACGTGGCGCCTCACCGACCCCAAGCCGACGTGGGCCACAGGCGCCGAGCTCTGGCGGAGCACTGGGGATCAGGCTATCACGCTCTTCAGGGTGACCACGATCCTCGACCCGGCCCAGCCGTTCGAGGACAAGCTCTCGGACTACGACCTGACCGACGTGAACCGGGATGGCTTCGAGGCCATGCCGATCCTGCTCGACGACGGCAGCCTGAACGCCAACCGATTCGGCGTGGCGTCCCCGGACTTCTCGATCGGCATCGTGTTCCAGGACCGCAAGCTCCTCATGGGGGACACCACCGGCAAGGAGCCGAACACGATCGCTTACTCCGAGGCTGACGAGCCGGAGTCCATGCCCGAGACCAACAGGCTCATCCTCCAGACGAACGTCAGGGACACGGACTACATCACGGCCGGAATCCCCTATGCCGGTGCGGTCCTCGTCATGCAGTCTCGCCACTGCAACAGGCTGAACTGGGTGAACAACCCGGCCATGAACGCCACGACTGCACTGGTGGCCTACCGTGGGTGCGTGAACCAGAGGTGCTGGGACATCTACCTGGGTGACGCATACGTCTTCGATGACTTCGGGCTCTACAAGATCAACGAGCAGGGGCAGGTCGAATCGCTCTTCGACGCCCTCAGCACGATGGTTATGACCAACACGGACGCGAGCCTGCCGACCATCGACTTCTCCAAGCGGAAGTGGTTCTTTGTCCGTGCCGACAGGAATCTCGGCGTCATCCGCATCCACGTCTGCTTCGACGGAGACGAGGGAGATCACCCGACCAGGCAGATCGTCTACGACGTGGACACGAAGACGGCGTGGATGGAGGGATACCCATCGCAATTCCTCTGCTCTGCTTCGATCAGGGGTGCAGACGGACAGCTCACGCACGTCACCGCCAGCGTGGCGAAGTCCAACGGCGAGGCTGGCATCGTGCAGTTCGCTCAGGGGCTGACCGACGACGGCGCCCCCATCCCGTGGGCGTGGAAGTCCGGCAATCTCGCCTTCATCACCGATGAGTCTGCGAAGAACGGAGATCAGCAGAACAGCCGCACTGTCTCCGTGATCCACCGCACTGCCGTCACGAAGTGCCTCCTTTACCTCCAGCTCTTCTACAACAACTCGACCAAGCCGAGAGGGAACGTGGCTGAGAGGATTCGCGGCGTGGGGTTCATTGCAGACAACGAGAGCCCGCAGTCCTACATCGACCTGGCGCGCGACGACGGGGAGTCGAATGGCGTGGCTCGTGCTGTGTTTGCCGGGAGGACGATCAGGGACTTCGGGGGGTCGGATGCTCACGTCGCTGTCAGGCTGTTCGGGCAGCAGGATGACGCTGGCCCAGTGATCCTACACGGCATCGAAGTCATGGGAGTCGAGGGCGAATGAGCAACAACGTCTCTGCACAGCAGATCGCAGGCCTCCTCACGCAAGCTGGTGTCCCGGCCGGGCACAGCGCGGACATCGCCCAGCGCCTGCTGACCATGGCCAACTCCCCAGTTCCAGGCAGCCAGGGCGCCAGGTCGTTCAACCAGACCTCGGCAAACAACGCCGCCTTCTACAACGCCCACAAGGCCAAGGAAGCGAACGCCAGGGACGGGGCGGCTGGCAGGGCAGGGAAGGACGGACTGCCGGGGTACGGCGGCACTGGCACCACGGGCAGGGACGGCATGCCAGGCATCCCTGGAACGCCGGGCACGATCGACTGGGACTCCATCAAGGACCTCATCGACTCCATGACCTCCTCGGCGATCGAAGGAGCCTATGCCGCCTTCGAGACGAGAATCATGGAGCGGTTGAACTGCTCGTGGTTCCAGAAGAAGGTGAACGACTGCATCAGGTGGGCGACTGGTGGCGGTTCGTTCGGCGGCTGCCCGAAGTGCTGCAACGATCCGGCTGTCGGGATCATGAAAAACAAGGACGTGTGCCAGGTCTTGTGGCAGCAGCAAAACGAGCTGGTGCGAATCAAGAAGAGGCTCGATGCCATCGAGAAGGACCTGGCCAACACCACGAACTGCGAGTGACGGCATGGACAAGCTGGTCAGGCGAAAGGGCAAGCTGCTCAGGAAGGGAGGGAAGCTGGTCAGGTCTGCCGTTGACCTGAACCCGGCCCCGCCATGCGAGTGCTGCGATCCGCCACCTCCGCCGCCGCCAGAGACATGGATTTGCAACAGGACGACAGGGATTTGCGAGTCCAAACCCCGCGTCGATGGGTACGCCACGCAGGCAGAGTGCCAGGCCAACTGCCAGGTGGGCTGCCCGACTTTCTGTTACTTCGAGATCGACCGGCGAAATGGAGTTTGCCCGACCGCGACCTACGTCAAAAGCTACAGCCCGTACCCCGGGTACACGCTCTGCCGAATCTACTACCCAGAAATGCCGCTGGATGGAATCCCACCGTTTCTGACAACCAACCCAGCCGACAGTTGCCGTCTTGGCTCCCAGGAGATTGCCGACTACGTCGGAACTCCGGGCGACAGAAACGGCACGCTGATATACAAGCGGGCGTCGGGTGTCCCAGGGATCGCATGCAGCGACGGCAAGTGCTACCCAAATGACGCTCTCTTTGGAGGCTGCCCAGCGCAGGTTTTCCCGTGATTACGGGGCCCGTCACCCAGTTTCAGTCGAGGCTCGACCAGCGAGGCTACACCTGGGACGAGGTGGAGCCCTGCGTCGTGTCCAGGGACGGAGACCTGATAACGGTCGATGAGACCCACTACGCCTACCCGCACCTGAGATCGCAGCAGCCAGAGCCAGCCGGGCCAGGGACGGAGCTCAAGAAGCTGCTCGGGTGGTTCGGGATCGTGGCCTCCGAGGACTGTACCTGCAACTCCAAGGCCTTGAAGATGGACCAACTCGGAAGCCAATGGGTACTAGACAACATCGAGACTGTGGTCGGATGGCTAGAGGAGGAGGCTAGTAATCGAGGTGGGTTCACGAGACTAGCGTTCACCAGAACCGGGGCGAGGTCCATGATTTTGCTCGCCTGCCGGAAAGCCGAGAAACAAAACCGGATCGTGGCGACATAAATAGGGCAGGAGAAATCATGGAAGACTTCTTTGGCGACGAGGAAAACCGGCTGATGCGGACGCCTGGCTTCGCGCCTCGGGAGAACTCCGCACCCAAGAAGACCAACCGCCCCATGCCGGTCGCCCCGCCGGGCCTGTTTGGCCAGCCACAGGCGCCGCAACCCAGCCAGCAGCACGGAGCCCAGCAGATGCACCCCCCGCAGCCCCAGATGCACGCTCCAGCCCAGGCCGACTGGATGCACCCCATGCAGCGGGAGGCCCTCCAGCAGTACCAGAAGGGGCTCTCGGACACCAACAACGCCATCGCCAGGGAAATGGACTCCCGGGTCGAGCAGACGAAGGAGTTCGACGACCGGGCCCACGAAGAAAACCTGGCGTCGATGAAGTACGGCGCCGAGATGGCCAAGTCGCAGGCCGAGCTGGCGGCCCGCCAGCAGGACAACGCCGCCAGGGCCCAGCGCAACGCCGCCCTCATGCGGGCGGCCGGTATCGGGGGCACGACGATCGTCAACGGAAAGCCGATCGATGCGTTTGGCCCCCTCCGCAGCTCACTCCTCGGGTGAATCGATGATCTCCAAGCAGCCATCCAAGACGCCAAAGCCTGGCCTCCCTGCACCGCAGGTCTTCCAAGCTGACGTGAACGCCAACGGTCAGGGCATCAACACCGGGGCAGTGCTCCAGGGGTACCGGCACGACTCCCAGGTCAAGCCCAGCACCGGGACAGCTACCGGAAACCAGGCAGTCCAGGACTTCGCCAAGGGGCAGATGATGCAGGGGCAGGCGAACGCCGCCCGTGGCGCCGCCACCCAGAACGCCAAGCTCCAGTCGCAGCTCCAGTCGCAGAAGGAACAGCTCACCCAGCAGGGCCGGGCCCAGCGGATGCAGCGGTACCAGCAGGCAGTCAGCCAGCAGGTGTCCCAGATGGGGCTGGCAAACGAGATCGCGCGTCAGAGGCTTGAGATGCAGACCCAATGGAGGACCGGCTTGCTCGGTCTGCTTCAGTGATTTCCGCTGACCCCCGCATGACCCCCGCCAAGGCCGCCCCGAAGCCCTATCAGGCGTCGGCCCTTGCTGGGATTGCCCCTCCCAGGAAGATCGCCGACTCCGTCACCGAAGCGGCGGCCAACAACGCCACGGCTGCCGGGTACCGGAAGGGTGCGATCCGCCCCGGGATGCTCGCCCAGCCGGGGTTCTCCGCCGGGGCACAGCAGGCCATGCAGGCAGCCCAGCAGCAGGCTGCGGGTGTTGGCGAGGGCGCCCAGCAAGCGGCTGGCGTCAGGGCTGAGGACCAGATGTTCAACGCCAGCCAGCAGGGCGACTACGAGCAGAGGGTCCAGGGTCGCCTCAACAGTAACTACGAGCTCCAGACCGGGATGAACCAGGCCAACTTCCAGAAGCAGATGGCCCGCATGTCCAATCACACGAACATGAACCTTGCCCAGCAGCAGGCCTGGCAGCAACTCCGACTCTCACTCCTTTCCAGGATGGACTGAAACGATGTCAAGCCACTTCATCGGACTCGACCCCGACGAGATGACCCCGAGGCAGCTCCGCCTGGCCCTCCGCCACGCAGCCTCCGCAGCCATGACCCATGCTGCGAGGAAGAAGAAGGAGAAGGAGGACGGAGACGAGCCCGAGGATGACGACAGCGCCGAGGAGGAGTCGAAGGAGAACGACGACCTCGTCGATCTCGTCGAGGAGCAGGGCGGAAACGGCAAGGCCCCGAAGGTCACCAAGGACGACCTGCCGAGGGGACTTGAGTTCACGAAACACGGCAAGCACAAGGGCAAGAAGGAATCCTGATGGCCACCCCAAAGAACGTCTCCAAGGCTCTCGATGCCGGGCAGCGCGTCAAGGATGTCCTCGATCGCAAGATTCGCGGCCAGGCCGCCTCGAAGCTCTCGGTCGAGCCGCCGATCCTCTCCCCGGGAGTGGACCCGGCAACCCTTCCCGAAATCCAGCAGTTCGTCAACGAGGCCAGGGCGAGGATGGGCCTTCCGCCCGTCAACTACCAGGGCCCCAACGACAACGTCTCTCGCATCCGGTTCACGGAAGGGACGGTGCCGGAGGGTCGGTTCGATCCGGCCTACTCCGAAGGGCATCCGGCTGGTCCGGAGGCGCGCGCCGACAGCAACCTCGGCCACGGCACGAGCCAGCTCCAGAAGGTGCCGACCGAAGACGGCAGCATGGGGTGGGCCCAGAAGACTGCGATCGAGCAGCTCATGGAAGTCATCCTCCACCAGAAGAGCACTGCTCGGACCACGAACACCGGGTTGCAGTATGACCCGAAGACCGGGCAGCGGGTGATGAGGTCGAGGGGGCGTGAAGTCAGCGACGGCGGCCGTGCTCACGCCCTCCTGGAATCCCTCTTCCACGACGACCCGATGTTCGCCGTCCGCATCAAAGACGAGTTCGAGGCCCTGCCAGACGAAGGCAAGGACGTGGTCTACCGGGCCATCGCCGAGGAGTTCCCGAACGAACGCACCTCTGCCACGGAAGGTGGCGGGCGCAACGCCATCGGCTGGTCCCCGCTCGCCGACGACATCGTGAAGGTCCTCCACGAAGGCGAGTGGAATCCTGAGCGTGTGGCGGAGGTCGATCGCATCAACACCGGAGGCCCTCCGGTCAACACAGAGCGCGTCCCTGGCGGAGGTGGCGAAGAGGCGTACATGCTCGCCGAGGGGAACGACGAGTTCCGCGAGCTGCGCGAGAGGGAGCTGGGGGGGACGGGAGCGGACGAGTGGGCCCCTCCGGACCCCGGTGTCGTGATCCCGCCGCCCCGCCAGCCATCCCCGGCCGGTGGCGTGGACGATCGGTTCATCAAGACCGACCGCAAGGACGGCAAGTCGGCCCTCCACTCGGAGGCTGGCTCCGAGGTCAACAAGCCACTCGACAAGTATTTCAGCACCAGCGTCGTGGACATCCCAGAGCGGCTGCCGCAGGACCTTCGCACCTACCGGGCCGAGCTGGAGAGGCTCACCACGCAGCAGCTCCTGACCGGAAAGGAGCTCCCCGGCGGCAAGATGAACGCTGTCAGCCCCAACAGCGACATGGGGATGTACCTGGCCAAGCACGCCAAGGGCATGTCGATCCCCGAGATGCAGGCCCTCCTCCGGGAGCACTCGATCCAGTTCCCCGAGACGCCCGCCGACCTGCCCGCCCTGTCCGACAGGTCCCGGCCGACGCCAGTCCGCGTCATGGATGAGGTGCCCTACGATGAGGCGCGCCACCTCGTGGACCCGAAGACCCACAGCCAGATCGAAGCGGTCAGAAACTACGAGCGGCTGAAGGAAAAGTTCGACGCTGGCGAGCTCGACGAAGAGCCGACTCCCCCGAGGGTCATGGCTCGCTCCGACAGGGAGCTCCCGGCAATGCTGGCCCAGGACCGCACGCCCCAGGAGCGGTACGACAAGAACCTCCACGACTTCCTCTACAGCGACAACGACAACCTTCGCCGCAACGCTCTGGAGCGACTCTGGGGTCACATCCAGTCCAAGAACTCCGTCTCCATCTCCCCGGCCGACGCCGACTCTGGTGTCAACGGGAAGACGCCGCAGGAGCGATCCAAGAACCTGCTCGACCACCTCTTCAGTCAGGCCAGCCCCGGCTTCCTGGATGACGTGTCGGACATCCGCAAGCTCGCCGGGCAGGAGCTGATGGACGACCACTTCTTCACTCCCGGTCGGCGCGAGCAGTACATCGAGGACGCCCAGACCAGGAGGGAGACGAAGAAGGTCGAGGCCAATGCGAAGCCCGAGGAGGGAGTGGGATTCGAGGACGACGACGTGCCGATCGATGACGGCTCTCTCCCAGAGACGCTGGCCAGTGATCCCGTGGCCTTCAACCGCAACGAGCCCGCCCCCAAGAAGACGGCAGTCGGGAGCGAGAAGCTGCGGCAGGACCTCGCCAAGCAGGACGCCGCGCAGGTCGCTGCCTCCAGGAAGCGGGTGGATCGGCCGATCGCGGACAGCGAGCTCCAGAGCTACACCCGAGACCCCGAGCTCCTCGCCTCGAAAGGGATCGAAGAGGGATCGACGGACGACAAGTACGAGTCCATCCGGCAGATGTACATGCGGGAGTTCGGACAGAAGCACGGTGCGCCCGAGGGCACGCCCAACAACTTCCATCAGGTGAAGACCGGAGAGATGAACCCGGACGGTACTCCACAGATCGAGTGGGTGCCATCCCCCACGCATCTCTGGAGCACCAAGTCAAGGCTCTTCGCCAAGCCCCAGTCCTCTGCCGACCACATCACCGCCCTCAAGTCCGGCCAGGCATCCCCCGAAGTGCTCGCCGCAGCCAAGGCCGACGCCAACCGGATGAGGCGGGAGATCGCCCTGAACTCCAACTCCGCTGCCGCCAAGGCCGCAGCCAAGGAGCTCGCTCGTCTCGACAGTGCGATCAAGGGGTACGAGAAGAACGCTGGCGCCCCGGCCCCGGCGGGCAAGAGCCGCATGGCCGAGCTCCAGGAGAAGGTGTCGGCGAAGGAGACCCCGAAGCCCAAGCCCCCGGTGAACGCTGCTCCGGCAGACAGGAGCCGAACCGAGGTGGTGGCCGAGCTCAACGACAGCGTGAAGGCAAGGGAGGCAAAGGAGGCCGCGAAGGCTGGCCCGGACCCGCACGTCGCCATGTCCAAGCTGGCCTCGAAGGCGAAGCGGACCAACAAGGAAGCTGCCGCCCTCCAGGAGTACATGGTCTCGCTCGTCAACGGACAGGACGACCCGGCGGCGAAGGCGAAGCTGGACGACATCAACGGCAAGCTCGAAGCCGCCCGGAAGGCCCCTGCTCCGAAGAAGGGCAAGCAGAAGAGCGAGCCCGCACCCATCCCGGCCGACGACACCAAGGGGCTGGGCGGCATGTCCGAGGACGACCCGGACTCCATCGACTCCGACAACCTGGACGCAGCCTCCATCTCTGAGGACACGCCGCGCACTCCGCCGCCGGACGAGCCCGCCGCTGCCGCCGATGTGCCCGAGGCAGCCCCCGAGAAGCCACCGGCAAACATGGCGAGGTGGAGGGACGGCGGCGAGCTGGCCACCCAGGACCGGGACGTGTCCGTGCCCAGGCGGCCGAGGGATGTTGAGGGCGAGTGGGAAGACCCGATGTACGCCCCGCCCGACGAGGACCCGATCGACGTGGACTTCGAGGTGCATCCCAAGGAAGCCCCGAGCACCGAGCTCGCCCGGCCCAAGCGGCTTCCTGCCCCCGAGGAGAAGGTCCCCGACGCACCGAGCCAGCGGAAGTTCCCCTGGAAGGCACTCGGAATCGCTGGTGCTGGTCTCGTGGGTGGGCAGGTGTTCATCAACGCCCTGCGGCAGGGATACAACGACACGCACGTCGATCCGTTCCCCATGCCCCCCGGAGGTCAGGATGAAGACGAGGCCAATGGTGGGCCAAATGGTGGGCCAGGCGGCTATGCCCCGATGACCAGCCGGGAGATGCAGTCCCGAAAGCCATTCCACGCACTGAGCCCCGAGGAGCGCATCCGCTTCTTGAGGACCAGATACAATCAGGCGACCCCATCCACGCTGACGAGGCCATACTGACATGGACAAGCTGTCGCACATCAGGATGCTCCAGGAGCAGGAGAAGGCTCGTGCCCGCCGGGCCTACCCGCAGTCCGAGGGTCCCGTTCCGGGAAGCCCCCTGGCTGGGCAGCGCGGCGTCCCCGAGAACGTCCCGCTCAAGAGCCTGACCCAGAAGCAGCGGGAAGCGGTGGACTACACCCCGCACGGCCCCGGCACCCCGCGTCTCCCCCGTGGCGGGATGAACGCATGGGACGGCACGATCAACGAAGGGGCCGGTGGATACGTCCCGAGGGCACCAGACCCGCAGGCACTGAACTCTGCCATGGACCTGGGCGTGGCAGCTAAGGCTCGTGCCTATGGCATCGACCCAGACGCCTACACCCATGACGCCATCCCGAAGCTGCAAGCTGACGTGGCAGCGGCAGAGGCTCGACACAACCGCCTGACCAAGGGCGGGAAGTATGAGACCCAGAACATTCCTGGAGGTGGGTTCCGGTACAAGCCGGGCGCCCCGATGATCGCACAGGAGGAGGGCCGCAAGAAGACCGACGCCCTTCGCTCCCTGGCCGTGCGATTCAAGGACGAGATCAGGGCCGACAACAACAACGACGGCATGCCGGACTTCAGCCCGGCCGACCTCGAAGCTGCCTATGACGACCCGGCCAACGCCGGGAAGGAGCATGTCGATCGCATGCGATTCGTCAACGACAGGGTGGTGAACCAGCTCCGCACCGACCGGGACATGAACGTGGCCGACGCCATCGAGACCCGGGCGAAGCAGGACAACATGGCCCGCCGCCTCGGCACGAGCCGGGTTGCCGTCACCTTCCATGACGACCTCAACAACGCCAAGACCCCGGAGGACCGCATCCGCGTCCTGCTGGCCTACCACGCCATCGACCCCCGGCTTGGGCTCGGGAACATGGCGGCCTACACCCAGAGGGGCGAGGACGAAGCCCGCTCCATGGAAGCCATGGGGAGGAACCAGAGGGCCATGGCGGAAGCCCAGGACCCCATCCTGCGGACGCTCGGGGACCAGAACAAGATCGATTCCCTGCCGCCAGGTGCCGCCCGCATGGAGGCGAGGAAGACCGCCGCCAAGTCCGGGTTCCCTGGAGGGGCCGCCCCACCGGAGGCCATCCACGACGCGATCGTCAACGGCGAGATCGACACCGTCCGAGGGCTGGCCGGGAAGCCGGGGCTGACAGGCGACGACCAGCACCACATCCGGGAGTGGACCAACTCCTTCATGGCGAAGCACAAGCTGACGCCAGGCAGGAGCGCCTACACCCGATGGTCGAAGATGCTCGGCATCACCCCGTGGAGCTCGCAAGCCGATAGGCTCTGGCGGATTGCCACCGGGCAGAACATCCAGCAAGAGGGGAACCTGTCGATCATCCCCGACGACGTGTTCTACAACATGCCTTGGATGAACGACCCGAGGCAGATGCCTGACCCCGGCGCGAGGTGAGCATGGCTCTTGGATACTTCGACCAGCCCGTCGGCAGGCGTGCGCCGCAGATCGGGTACGGATCGGGCGGGTATTTCCCGGTGGACCCGCAAATGGCGAGCGAGCCTCTGACCGAAGAGGAGCGCGAGTCTCTACTCGGGATGGTGGCGGGGCGAACGATGCAGGGCGCCGGTGCCCTGCTCGACTTCATCGACACTCCCGCGTCCTGGCTGCGGGATGTCGTCGCCGGGCAGAACCCTGGCAGCGGCACAACCCCGGGCGAGATGCTCGAAGCGTGGGGGCTCCATCCGGATGCCGATGCCCTCGGAGGGTGGGGGCGACCGGCGGCAGAGTTCGCCGCTGGGGTGACGTTCGATCCACTGAACGTGATCGGCGGGGGTGCGAGCAAGGCTGGCCTCACCGCCCTCAAGGCTGGCCTCCCTCGATCTGCTCAGGTGGCGGCGAGCCGCGCAAAGATCGCAGCCAACACCCTCGGCGACAAGTACGCCAGGAACGCACTTGAGTCCTTCAGCAAAAACTTCAACGGCAAGACGGCAGACCTGCTCACAGACCAAGACCTTTTGGCTAGGCCTCTGGTAGGACCACGAGCTGCCTCGCGTGGTCAGACCCTGCGTGACCTCGCAGATGCCCAGGCTGGCGCCCGCCGGGGGACGCAGACCTTCTCGAACGCCGACGCCTACGACGAGCTGGTCGGGGTGACCGGATCGCGGGGCGCCCTCGACGACATCCTGGATCAGCCGCTCAGGTACGACATCGGCCTGAAGTTGCCCATGTCCGATCAGGTCCTCTACGGGATGAACGTCCCCGGAGGTGAGCACCTGGCCGCCGGGATTGACCGTGCAGGCCAGGCGCTGCGTTGGTCTGCTCCCGGGCGGGCCGCCAGTGCCATGGTCCACAACGACCTCACGGGGGCCATGGACGAGAAGGGCCAGATGATCGGGCTCGCCGTCAACGACTCGAAGCGGCAGATGGGGGAAGAGGGGCGGCGGCTGGTCAACCAGACCATCGCCCCCTTGGCCAAGGTCATCAACTCCGCGAAGGACCCGGCGGAGCTGAACCGCGTGCTCCGGCGTGCGATCGAGGGGTACGCCGACCCGGGCGATGCCGCGATCCTCGCAGCCAACCCGGAGATCGGGCAGTTCATCCAGAGCTGGCACAAGCCCGGCGGCCTCAAGGAGTCGATGAACAAGATGCGGCGGGAGGCAGGGCTCGCCAGCCACGAGTTCACCGACACCTACGGCGGAGGCTACTTCCCCCGCCACACCAACGACGAGAACTTTTTGGACCGGATCGAGGAGCTCGGCCTGGCGCCGCAGCCCGTGGGGGCCAAAGCCCACTCCGCCATGACTGGGGATCAGCTCGGACGAGTTGGTCCCATGTACGTCCCTGGTGGCACGGACTTCCTCAATCGTCTTAGCCGAGACCCTAGGATTGCTGGCCGTCTTCGCACCGCAGCGACCGACGACAAGGCGGCTGGCTTCATCCTCCAGGAAATCCAGGCCGAGGCGGCGAAGCGGTTCCCCACCGGCAGGCTGCCAAACGGCGACCCGCTCCCGTTCTACACGCTCGGGGATGCCCGCAACCTCGCCCGCACGCTCCACCAGATGGACCCGCAGTCGGTCGGCAAGATCGACCTCTTCGGTGCATCACCGCTGGAGGACCTCGCCCGGTACGTCGTCGGCAACTACCAGGGAGTCGGGGTCAACAACGCCACCTTCGACATCCTGAACGGCACGGCGAAGCACGCGCACCCATCCTATGTCCAGGGCGGGAACCACGATGCCCTGTCGCAGGTGCTGCACCGGGACCTCGGCATCAACACCGTGGACGAGTCGGGCGGCATGGCAGGCCCACTGCCGCAGGGGATGAGCAGGATCGCTGGCGGCGGGCAGCAGATGGAGGACCGGCTCTCACGGTTCGCCAACGCCAACGGGCAGGTAGACCTGTCTGCCGTCTCGGTGGACAAGGACACCATCCGGCGGATCACCCGGATGAAGGAATACTACTCCCGCCCGGAGCTCCACAACGCCCTGACCAAGGCGACCGATGCGATCACCCGCATGTGGAAGGCCCCGCTCCTCGCATGGCCCGCGAAGTTCACGAGGGACTGGCTGGGTGGGGTGGTCATGAACATCGTTGAGCTCGGCAACCCAGGCGACGTGATGCGTGGCTACGGCGCCACGAAGTCACTGATGCAGGGGAGGCTCGATGAGCTGGACGACTTCCTCGCCCGCGTGCCCATGTACAAGAACGTCCCTGCCGCCGACCGCGTCCGGCGGTACCAGGAGGACCTCGCCGCCCACGACATGTTGGGCCGTGGCCGCAGCATGGACATGGCAGGCTCCACGCAGGACATCGCCCACGGCACGCACACGATCGACCAGTTTGTCCCGGGCTCGAACCCAGACACCACCGTCGCCTATCAGGCGAGTGATGCACTCGGGGCACTCATGGGCGGCAAGGGCCCGCTCCCCATGAAGAACGCAGCCTACTCCGAGCTCCTCGACCCCGAGGGGTGGAAGCCTGGCAACTTCATCCGTGGGTTGTGGGACGAGCGGAACAACACCAACGCCATCACCCGGTACGGCTCCAGGCAGGGCGACATCACCGACAAGATCAACCGCCTCGCCGGGTACAACGGCATGCTCCTTCAGGGATTCAACCCGAGGGTCGCCGCCGCGAAGGCACGAAAGCTGCATATTGATTACTCCTCGCTGACAACGTTCGAGCGGGACTACCTCCGCAGGCTCGCCCCGTTCTACGCCTACACCTCGCGCATGTCCATGAACGCTGCCGAGATGATCGCCGAGAACCCGACCGGCCGGTACACGCAGCTCACGATGCGGGCTCCGCGCGACATCATGCAGAACGGGCAGGACGACGAAGGCTACGTTCCCGAGTCGATCCGCAACAGCTACGGGATGCCGAGCTCCGGCATAGGCACGCCATTCGGTGGACCCAAGGAAGGGGTGCAGCCCTGGATCACGGACGTTGACATCCCGGGCATAGATCAGATCAATATGTTCCAGCCTGTCTTTGACACCACAGGTTCGCTCGATGCTTCTGGCACGCTGTTCAAGAGCGCGGAGGACATCATCGGGAAGAACGCCAACCCGATCGTCAAGTCCCTCTGGGAGATGGGCACCGGCATCGACACGTTCACCAAGCGGCCGATCAAGGACATGGACACGGCGGCCGGTCAGGTGGCGGAGGAGCTCTTCGGCATCCACCCGGACAGCGCCTACGGGCAGGCGATCCGTTCAGCCAAGCCGATCCTCGACGCCAGCCCCTTCGCCCCCCGCGTGCTCCAGATCATGAACCGCATGACCGACGACGAAAAGGTACCTGACATCAGGGATCGAGCCTTCCAGACCGGGGTCAACATGTTCTCGGGCGTGAAGTTCCAAAACGTGGACGACCAGACCCGGCGCCGTGATGCACGCAAGAAGATCGCCGAGCTCCTCAGTGACGACCCGCTGGTCCGCTCCTACACGCAGCCGTTCATCCCGAAGGATGCCCTGCCATTCGCCGACCCCGACCTCGTGGACCTCATGTCCCTCGACCGACAGCTCTCGCGTGAGCTGAAGACGGAGCGAGACCTTCAGCACGGCATTGTCCCGACGAGGAAGCGACGCGCAAAGAACACCCAGGCCATGAGTTACTTCGAGTGACCGGGGTGGGCTTGACTTTTTTCGTCGGGCCTATAGCCTGTCTCGTCGGAAGTCGGCTGGAGCCACGGAGGCTGCCAGTCGAAGTAACACCCAGGTATCTCACATGCAAACCTCCCGAAGTGGGGAGGGTGGCCCGCCGGTATGCACACAGGCTACCCTCAGATTTGATGAGGACAACGAGGCCTACCACTCCGATCCGGACTGGTGGTCGAAGACCCAGCTCTGGGGTCTCAGGACGAAAGGTCCGCTCTGGTTTCGAGAGCGGTACCTCACGAAGACGATTCCGCCCACCGAATCCGATGCCCTTACAAAGGGGTCGCTCATCCACCTCTGGGCAGAGATCGGTGACGAGGCGTGGTGGAAGAGGGTGGCTGTCGTTCCCGCCGAGTTCGTCGGTGCGAACGGAGCCATCTTGAAGAAGGGCGAAGACTGGGTGGCGAACCTCCCGCCCGACGCGATCATGCTCAAGGCGAAGGAGGCCGATGCCTACCGGGCCCAACTGAACATGATCGGGTCGAACGCTGTGTTTCGCATGCTCACGGCAAGCACGGAGCATCGGGAGTTCTCTATCAGGTGGAAGTGCCCGGAGTCAGGGCTGAACGTCAGGTGTCGTCCTGACGCTGCAACAGAGGCATACCTCTGGGACCTGAAGACTACGCGGGACCAGCAGCCTCTGATGACTTTCCACAAGGCAGTCCACGACTTCGGCTACGGATTCCAGGCTGCCATGTACACGAAGCTGGCTCGTGCTGCTGGCTTCCAGGCACAGCAGTTCGTGTTCGTGGTCTCATCGACCGTGCCCCCCTACGAGTGCCACGCGATCGTTCTTCCTGCTGATTACCTCGCCATGAGCGAGCGACATGTTACGGAGACCTGCCGCGACCTTCAGTCCCGGCTGGCACTGGACGACTGGTCAAACCCGGAGGATGACCAGCTCACTGAACTCTTCATGCCCCACTGGACCAAGGACAACGAATATGAAGCTCGATGCGGCACTGACCGGCGTGAGTAGCTCACAAGACCTCGGCAATCTCTACGCTGCCCTCAACAAGGCGCAGCAGATGTACACCCCGATCAAGCGGTCGGGGTACAACAAGGCGGATGACTTCCGCTACGCCACACTCAGGGACATCGTGGATGCCACCATGCCCGGACTGCTGGCCAACGGGTTCACCATGCCCACGTTCCAGATGGGGCGTGACGAGAAGACTGGGCAGTGGATGGGCGTCGGCACCCTCGTCCACGCAAGCGGGGAGTGGATCAGCTCTGCCTGCCCGCTGCTCATTGGGTACGAAGGCTCCCGCCCTGGCATCCAGGTGCTGGAGATTCACACCACCTACGCCAAGAAGATTCTGATGCAGGGCCTCTGCGGAGGCTGGCTGGACGCGGAGGAGGAGGAACCGAAGCAGCAGGCAGCGGAGACCCTGACTGAGGAGCAACTGACGCAGCCCCCGAAGGTCACCGAGATGGTGATCGAGAAGATCACGGCGCCACGCGAGGAATTCAACATCGTCGTGGACAACAACGTCCCGCCCGGGATGGTGGTCGCCAAGGGAGCCAACGTCGTGGCTGCCGTGGCTGGTGGTGAGGCGACCGTCATCGAGCCCGTGTCAACAGGGAAGCTGCCTGCCCCCGTGAAGCAGCAGAAGAAGGCCAAGGCCCAGCCTCTGACGAAGGACGCCGAGGAAGTTCTCAAGCGTGCCGACGCAGCCTTCGACAGGCACAAGGGCAACGTGGAGCAGACGAGCAAGGTGGTCGCCCACCTGAAGTCTCTCGTGGACATTGGTGCCGTCCCGTCCAGCGAAGCCATGCTGCTGGCGGCGAAGCACCTGATCGATGCCGAGGTGGTGAAGACGCTCAAGAGGGAGGTGCCCGTTGCTGAGTGATTACGACATCAACAAGCTGGAGCAGGTGCTGTTCTCTGCCCACCGGCAGGAGGCACTGCTCCTCGTGGGCAAGTGGCTGCCGGTCCTGTTCGTGGAACTGCGTCTTGCCCGTGGGGCTTTACAGGAGAAGGCGATCGATTTCTTTGGAGGACCACCAGATGATCCAGCCGAGCTACCAAGCGATGATCCCGGGCCCGATCAAGAGGGCGATGATCGCGGACTACCACGCAGGGATGACGTTCACGGAGGTCCAGAAGAAGTGGTCCCGGTGGCCGAAGAGCCTCGTCCGGACCCTGCTCCAGATGGAGGCGGCAGATCGGTCGAAGCCAAAGCACCCCGAAAGCGTGCCAAACCCAGACGAGATCGCAAGGCTGCGGGACCTTACGAAGGACTCGTGGTCCCCGGAGGAGACGGGCAGCCGGTGGGTGGGGAGGAGGTCAGTCCTGTGCGGGGAGGCGGGGAGGGTGTTGTCCCGCTTGCTCAGGAGGTGAGCAACCGTAGCTGCACCCGGTGCGGTGTGGTGCGTGGCACGACCGGCGTGTGCCCGGCGTGCGGATGCCCGGAGTTCTCCCTGACCAAGTGCATCGAGGGGCAGCTTCCCCTGCCCGTCGCAGACGAAGAGGAGGAGGTGCCGTTCTGATGGCAACCGCCGAGAGCAACAAGACCCAGGCGCTGCCTCTGTTCGATCACCGGCTGCGTCCGTACCAGAGGGAGTCGCACGTTGCGATCCGCAACTCCTACCGGACGGGCAAGAAGCGCATCCTGATCGAGCTCCCCACCGGGACAGGGAAAACACGGACGTTTACCCTGCTCCCGAGGGACGGGGCTCGGAGCCTCATCATCGTCCCGATGCTGAGTCTGATTGGTCAGACCGTGAAGTCAATCAGGCATCTAAGGAACTGCTCGCCCGACATCGAGCAGGCAGACCTGTGGGCCATCCCCGAGTCCGAGTTCGTTGTCGCCTCATGGCACAGCCTGATTCGCAACGATCGCTACAAGCGGTTCATCGGGAAGGTCGATCTCATCGTCGTGGACGAGGCGCACTGGGGCTTCACCACTGCGGCCAGGGACATGCTCAATGCCTTGGTCGATGGTGGAGCCCGAGTGCTGGGATGCACGGCCACCGCCTACCGTGGGGACAAGCAGAACCTCTGCGGATTCTACGAAGAGGTCGCCTACTGCTTGCCCCTACGGAAGGCCATCGATGATGGGTGGCTCGTGCCCCCGCGCGTCAAGGTCCACTACGTCAAGTCAATCAACCTGCAAGGGCTCGCCCAGAAGGCTGGGGCTGACTTCCAGGCCGAGGAACTGGACAAAATCTTGAGGTCCGAGGAAGCCCTGCACGATCTGGCGGCGCTCATCACCCGCAACCACCGCCCGGGGGCGAAGGGAATCGTCTTCGCCCACTCGATCAAGCAGGCGATCCTCTTGCGAGACATCATGGCTGATCGGCATAGCTGCACCTGTAGCTTGGTCCATAGCAAGCAGTCTGACGAAACCTACTCAGGAGAACTTCACGAGTTCATGGTAGGGGATCGTGAGCTCATAATCAATGTTGGCATCCTGACCACAGGCTGGGACTACCCTCCGCTCTCAGAAATCTTCCTAGCCAAACCCACTAAGGCTCTGAACAAGTACACGCAGATGATCGGCCGGGCGACCCGGACCCTGGAGGGGGTGCTCGATGGGTTGGACGAGGCCCCGGCAGAGGAGAGGCGGGCTGCCATCGCCGCATCGGCCAAGCCGGGCTTCATCATCCACGACATCACCGATTCGAGCCGGTGCCACAAGCTGTGCTCCGCCCTCGACGTTCTGTCCGAGCAGACCGGCAAGGCCCGAGCCAAGGTCATCGAAGCCATGGAGGAGAAGGAGGCCTCCCTGGAGGAGCTGGACGCCGCCGTGGCGGCAGAGATGGAGCAGGAGCGTCAGGAACACAAGCTCAACCGGGAGGCCGAGAGGAAGCGGAGAAAGGGGATCGTGGTCGGGGTGGAGTTCGACAGCGAGGACCGGGATGTCTTCGCCGACCCAGACCGCGTTTGCCCCAGGCGCCGGGAGTGGAGGTGCCCCTTCGGGAAGAAGTGGCGGGGCCAGCCCATGAAGGTGGTGGACAAGGGCTGGATCGAGTGGGCCCTGCGGGAAGCCCACCTTACTCCGATGTGGCGGAAGGTCTTTGTCGAAGAACTGGAGGCTCGCAAGAACAAGGCTAGGTTCGACACACAAGCGAAGAAGAACAAGGAACGAGATAGGCACGAGACTCCGTCTGAACGTCAGAGGAGATTGTATGAGGCGTCGGCCATCCGGCCACCGACACGGAGCGAGACGGAACGCCAGCTCGAAGAAGGCAGAAGGTACGCAGAATCACTCAAGGAGAAGGAGTAAGGCATGACCAAGAGAGATTTCCAGGCTGGCGAGTACGCGGCTGAAGCAGCTACCGATAGCACGAGGCCCGAGCCGGATGCCTGGGGTGTGATCGTTGACGGACGGTGCGAGTCGGTTGCACACAGGCGATTCAAGGAGAGCGCCGACCAGTCAGCGGAGCACCTCGGAGGAACCGTCGTCCATCTCCGCAGATTCCCGACCTTGAACGACGGCGAACGAACTTTTCTAGTGGCTCTCAGGGACTGGCACGCACAGCGATGCTTGGAAAAAGGAAGGGAAGAGAAGCAGGGCGAGGCAAGGTGGGAAGGCAGCATCGTCAGGCAGCTCGACGCGATTATCGACAAGACCGGAGGGCGACCATGATCGTGGCCACCGACACCACGCCAGTCGTCAGCCTGTCCACACAGGAGGTCATGGCCTGCCTCTTCACCGTCATCCAGAGGATCACCGCATCGGAGGCACAGGGGCTCAACCACCGCACCACCTATGACCGCTCCATCCGCACGCGGATCGACGAGGAGCTGGTCGGCGCCATGGGAGAGCGGGCCTTCGCCAAGTGGCTCGGGGTCTACGGCGGCGACTCGGTCAACACCTTCCACTCGATACCTGATTGTGGGGAGTTCGAGGTCCGGTCCACCGCACTGAAGGCAGGCAAGCTCATCGTCCGTGACAACGACGCAGGCGAGCGACGTTTCGTTCTGGCGTGCGTTGGGCTGGACGGGAGGGTCATCCTGCGTGGCTGGCTCTCCGGGCGTGAGGCGAAGCAGGAGCGATGGAAGCAGGACCCCGGAGGAAGGCGATCGTCGTGGTTCGTTCCGCAAGGGAACCTGCACAAGATGGAGGACCTGACGAGACCCCCTTGACAGCCCCAGTATGATGTCGTCGCGGTGTCAGGGTTCTCTCGGCTGGACCACCGCATTAGAAATCAAAACCGCCCGAGCATAAACAAAGCCTGCCCACGCAGGAGAGGCCAGTCCTCGCAAGTCTTCCGACCCCAGCACGAAATCCGGGCAACGGGCCACTGGTAGATGTGGCTGAGACATACAAACCCCTACGCCCCGGTCACACGCTGAAGGAACCCTCGATAAGGCAGAGGGGTCGGCACTGGTAACGTCACCCAGAAGTAGGGAGCCCCTCCCTCCTTCAGCAGGGATGGGGTGTAGAGTTTTTTTCCAGACCTAAAGCTAAGGCCAGTAACTAGGAGCAACAGATATGATTCGAGTCACACACAGGATCGGAAGGATCGAGGTCACAGTCGAAGCAGAGAACATCGAGAAGGCCTTCGAGGAACTCTCGCATGCAGGCGAGGCGTTCGGCAGCACCATCTGCGGTGCGTGCGGGGTGGAGGACACGGCGTTCATCACCCGCAAGAACGGGAAGTACACCTTCCACGAGATCAAGTGCCGGGAGTGCAATGCCACCCTTGCGATCAGCAAGCAAACCGACACCGGGGTCATGTACCCCAGGCGCCGCGACAAGGAGGGCAACCGGCTGGAGAACAACGGCTGGGAGGTGTACCGCCCGTCCGCTCCTCGCAACGACAACGAGCCGTTCTGATGGTGAGCAAGAAGCGGGACAGGACGCAGCGGCAGCTTGGGGTCTACGCAGACCTCTGCTGCCGGTGTGCCGTCTGCTGGTGGCGGAAGGGCCGCCCGGGGCGGGCGCTTCACCTGCATCACGTCGTTGGCAGACGTGGGCTGGACTACCACGACCACCGGAATCTAATCTGCGTCTGCAATCTCTGTCACGACGGGTACCACATCGGGGGCCAGCGGAACCTGAGCCTCGGCCACATCCTTCAGGCGAAGCTGGAGGAGGACGGAGAGATCGACCTTGTGTTTCTGGCAAAGCTGCTGCACCGGACGGGGTTGAAGGAAGACCCGAAGCCGCTGCCCGAGTGGGTGCTGAAGGAGAGGGAAGACAATGCCCGCCGATAAGAAGTTCACCTACCGGAACAGGACCATCGACGAGGAGATCGTCGTGATGGAAGCCAAGCGGTTCGTCATGTCGTCATCCAGCGTGAGCCAGGATGCCCAGCGAGTGCGTGACCTGCTCTGCATCATCGAGCGCCTCGCCCAAGTCACAGAGCCCGAGTACCATCGTGCCATCTTCAACGAAAGGACCGATCGTCATGGAAGCCAGGGGTACCTCAAGTCCGCGACCAGTGTCTGACATCCTGCATCAAGACCTGCCGACCACAGTGGCTGACCTAGTCACCCGGGTCGCAGCCATGGAGGAGAAGCTGCAAGCCGAGGAGGCAGCGGCAGCGAAGCCGAGCGACCCGCGAGCCATCGTCGGCGGCAGCTTCGCTGGCAAGGGCACGCCAATCTACACGCACACGGCGAGCTACGTCGTCCAGATTGAGAAAAGGACGGACAGCCCGGCGTTCACCTCTCGCACCCAGCTTGAGATCGAGGACTTCATCTGCCGTGAGCTTCTTTCATTCGAGAAGGTCAAAGTCAGGCAGGACCACCTTTCAAGCCACACCAAGCAGGAGTGACCATGGGCAAGTTCTCACGAGACAAGGGCATCAGGGGAGAGTTGGACCTAAGAGACAAGATCAGGGAGGTAATGGGATGGAAGAAAGTCGAGAGAGCACAGCAGAGATGCGGCAATGCAGGGGACGAGGATGTCAAAGTCTACCACCTGAAGGAGCTCTTTGCGGAGTGCAAGTGGGTGGAGAAGTTGAACGTGGTGGATGCCATGAAGAAGGCAGTCTCTCAATGCAAGGGCAAGCTGCCTGTGGTGTTCCACCGCAGGAGCAGGACGGAGTGGCTGGTGACGCTCCGCTTGGTGGACCTGCCTCGCTTCCTCCATGTCCTCTCCCAGTCGGAGCCGCCGCCCGAGCCATCCGAGCCGATGAACGAAGAGCCGTCCTGATCGGCCATTTTGACGATAAGCTGAGGGATGAGCTGGCGCGCACTTTCTCGGTCGCCCCATCCGGGAACATCGTCGCACTCCAGTCGTTCCCGTCCGGCGCCACTGCCGCCGCAGTCGAGGAGAGGTACGACCTGCTGCCAGCCGATGGGCTGCGTCGTGCCGCCCTGGCCATGGGGCTGGGTGCCGTGCGGCATGGGGAGAACAACTGGCGGAAGGGCATCCCCATCGAGGTGTGCATCAACCACGCCATCAAGCACCTCTTCGACTACCAGAGGGGGGACACCAGCGAAGATCACATCGGCCACGCCATCTGCCGTCTCCTCATGATCGCGGAGCTGGAGAAGTGATGCAGCAAGAAGAGGACCCACCACTCCCGGGACAGACGATCGAGGACGCCACGATTCGCGGGGCGTGGTACTTCCTGTGTGTGGGGGTCATGCTTCAAGCTGTGGTCAGAGCGTCAGATGGTTGCAGCCAGTGGGGAACTAAGAGCAGCAGGAAGATAGACAAGGAAACGATCTACCAGAGGGAAGCAGCTAGGAGGTGGATCGAGGGCGGGATCGGGACCATCACCTTCGAGGACTGCTGCGAAGCGCTTGATGTCGATCCCGCCCGCGCGCGTGAGAAAATCCAGGCACACTGCCGGTCCACTCGTGGGGGTGTGCCATGACAGAGGGCAAGAAGAGGGGCAGGCCCAAGAGGCAGGCCAAGCCAATCGGTGAGCCGCTGCCGTGCTTCGACTGCGGTGGGCAGGGCACCTACTACACCAACGTCTATGGCATCATCGATGGCAACTGGAGGTGCGATGGGTGCCACCAGAAGCACTGCACCAGGGAGATCAGGGGCGACTTCAATACCCGGTACGGACAGCAGTACATCTGGAAGAGGTAGCTATGGTGGGGCTGACTCCAGAGCAGCAGAAGCTGGCGTCTGACGCGGCGAAGTGGGTGCCTCGCTGCGTCAAGCGGTTCATCGACAGCATGCCCTGCCTTCGCAGTGCCGCCTCTCTGTGCGACCTGGAGTCAGCCGCCTACCTAGCGTGCTGCAAGGCAGCCCGCACCTACAAACCAAGCAAGGGGAACCCATCCGCCTACTTCTCGGTGGCCATCAAGAACGCCATGCTCCGGGAGATTCAGAGAGAGATCAGCACCGGATCGACCAGCATCTACCGCATCACGATCGAGGAGTCGCAGCGACGGACGCCGCCCATCAAAGGCCTGCGTGAGACTGCGACTGCATGCCTGAAGAACATGGAGCCAGAGGAGAGGGAGTGGATAGAGTCATACGTCATCGAGGGCGCCAGCATCCGCTCCCTCAGCAGGAGGTTCGGGCTGGACTTCAGGAACACCGAGAAGCGTCTCTTCGGGTACCTGGAGAAACTTAGGCGTGCGGTCAACGACGCACCCTGACCTGAACTCCTCTTGCACCAGCTCTCGTAGCTGCCTTGTCGAGAGCCGTCGGTCCTTCAGCTTCTCCTTCATCTCGGCCTTGAACTGGAAGTACAGCAATGTCTTCGGCCACCCAGCCTTGTAGCACCTGAAGGCATAGGCCAGCCACGCTGGCTTGTACTGCCTGTCCCCGTTCCTCCGAAGGCCAGAGAAAAACATGCGGTTGGACACGGACTCAAGGCTGTCGCCCTGCATGTAGTTCGCATAGGCAGCAGCGATGTGCATCCGCTCCTCCATGTCAGGGTAGATGGCACTGTCCCCTGCCCTACCCACCCGCTTGAACCCAGCCGGGATGCTGTTGCCCAGGTTCTTGTACCCCCTTTCTCTCAGGGCAGCGAGCGCCTCCTTGGTCCTGCTGCTGATCCAGCTCCGCTCCAGCTCCGCCAGCAGGATGAGCAACTGCATGGTGAACGCACCCATGGGAGTGCTGGTGTCCAGCCCGATGTCGATGGAGTGGATCGACACACCCCTCTCGCGGAACATGGACAGCATGTTGGCTCCGTCTTTCACAGACCGGAAGGCCCGGTCGATCTTCATCCACAGCACCGCATCACCGGGCTGGCACACCACCCACAGCCGCCGCCCCTCCGGCCTGTCAGTGAAGGGCTTGCCGCCCGACACCGCCTTGTCCTCGAACATCCCGCCCCACTCATACCCGGTGGGCTCCAGCCTCTCTTTGAAGTACCGCCCGATGGCAACCTGCTGAACGTCGAACGTCAGCGACTGGCTGCCCGTGCTGGCTCGTGCGTATCCGTAGACCTTTGGCATCACTTGCTCCTTGCGAGGATAGCTTCGAGTGCCGTCGCCACCTGATCGTCCTCTACCCCGTCGAAGTCCGGCCCGTTGGACCGCACATCCTCCGCTGCCTGACGGCAGGTCCCGACCGCACTGGCAATGGCATCCTTCTCCCACCGGGTCAAGAGGAGGGGGTCGTGCCCCCGTCGTGCCTGGATGATCCGGTCGGACGCCACTCCGATTGCAACGCAGAGCAGCACGAGCAGCCCGCCCACCGCCACAACGGAGCCAAGGAAAGCAAGGAACCAGAAGAGAGCAGTCAACATCACCCCACCTCCTTCCGGGTCTTGAATCGTCCTCGCATCGCCTTCTGCAACTCCAGGGAGCTCGCGTGGTTCTGACGCTCCAGCTCCAGTTGGTGGTTCAGCCAGCCGACCGTGGCCAGAAGCTCCTTCCGGTTGAGCTCCTCGGACGGCGTGCCGTAGAGCTCGAACTCCGTGGCATACCGAGCAACCCAGTCGCCCATGATCTTGCCACCGGCAGGGAACTGGGGTGGCAGGTCTCCGACGGCAACGCGGATCACCCTCGCCCAGTTGTTGTACCCGTGCTGCTTGTCCAGCCATATGGCAATGTCGCGGAGAATCTTCTTGTGCTCCGCGTCGAGTGGAACCGCCGACTGCTGCGGCTGGATGTAGAACGGAACCACCCGCTTCCTCGCCACCTCAATGCCCAGCTTGTTGCCAGCCACACACACCATGGCGCTCTCTTTCAGTCGAGGCATGAACTGAGAATCGAGGTTGCGGTACTCGTCCAGCACGCAGTACCCCAGCGGAGATCGTGGCTCCTTCAGTTCTGCCAACTCCGCCTCGGCCTTCTCCGCACGCTCCTTCCAGGTGTCTCTCTCTCCAGTGACCTTCTCGGCATGCACAGACCAAGACGCCTCGCTCACCCCGCCCTCGGCACGATTGCCACCCGGTGGAAGGATGGATCGCAGTCTCGTGACTTCCGCCTCGGCAACTGCCAGCTCCTCCCGCAGTTTGTTGTAGTCGTCCAGGCTCACGAAGGTTCCAAGCGTGGTTCTCATAGACACATCCTTAGTGCTGCGTTCGCATCGGCGTCGTCGGTGAGTCCGACTTCTGAAAGCGCCCTTGAGTTTTCACGAATCAGTCCCGTGATGAACGCACGCTCGTACTCGTGGTTCGCCATGGGGATAAACACTGGCACACGGGCGGTGACCCGTGGATTCTTAGGGTTCGCCCCCGCGTACCAGATAAGAAACACCTTCCTGGCCCGGCAGAACGGGAAGCTGGTCATGCTCTCCCCGTCTGACATCCGACGAAGCCCGCCAGCCTCCATCGCTCTCGTGTACTTCTGCCGAAGATCAATCTCGTCGAAGGCGGTGGGCTTGGCATACCTTGGTCTGCTCGCCATGGATCACCCGTTGTCCGTGGAGAAGTGGGTGTTCAGCCACTCACACAGAGCGAGCCGGGTCTTCGGCACCTTCACCTCCTCCAGCGTGCAGGCAGGCCCCTGCTTTGCCATGAAGTTGCACGCCTTGATCTGCGTGGTGAACCACTGCTGCACCCTTCCATCGTCGGGGCAGTTCCAGGTCACCTTGAATAGAACGATCATGTTGGTCCTCCGGATGGCAGGCCGGGCGCCACTGCTGACGCCCAGCCCACCGGGTCGGTCATCAAAACGGGATGTCCCCGCCGTCCAGCATGCGCTCCAACGCAGCCGACGGATCGAGATCGCCGTCGTCCCCGACAGGGGGATCGACAGTCACGGGCGGGGCAGCAGGCTTCTCGGCGGGAGGCTTCCCCTTCCGCACGGCCTTCACCGCTGGCGTGGTGGCAGCAGCAACGACCGCTGCCTGCCCTCCGTTGGTCTTCTTGAAGTCGTTCACCGCAGCTTGGACTCGGTCGAGGAACGACTGCCGTCCGGTGGTGGGGAGATGCGGGAACATCTTCTTGTCCACCCCCTTGTTGTGCATGTCGTAGATGCGTTGGTAGATCGAGTCGGGGCTGATGCCAATCTGCTTGGACAGCTCCTCCCGGGTCGTGCCCGACATCACCGCCTTCAGGTAGGCAGCGATGAACTTATCCGTCGGCACGCGCCTCTCAGCCGCCGCCTTCGCTATCTTCGACTTCTCTGTCGCCGCTGCCGTCGTCGTCTTCTTCTTCGCCATTGCGGTTAGCCTCGAACTCTTCTGGTGTGTCAGTGGACTCTGCCACGAGTGCGGCAACACGAGCCACGATCCCCTTCGTGCGTAGGTACTCGACTCGATCCAGCGCCTCGTCCATCAGCGGGTAGTGTGCAGGCAGATGTCGGTATTCGTCATCCTGCTCTGCGATCCACTCCTTAGCATCAGGCTTAGGTTTGTAGATCACGATGTAGCCATAGACGCCAAGCTGTCTATTTGGTATTGCCATGTCAATCCTTGAATGGTGGAATGGTGCATTGAGCCAGGAACACAGGGGAGAGCAGGCCGACGATCGCCATCAGGAAGTGAATCCCGAGTGGCACCGGCACGCCCGCTCCCAGGAACAGGACAGCCAAGTCCACGCACCACAAGGACCAGAAGATTGTCCTCGAAGACCACCTGCTTTCATAGGTGAAAAGCCAGGTGAGGGCATAGATAAACACCAGTGCTTGAATCATGTCTTGTTCCTCATAGCATCGGAAGGGAATCGATCGTGAACTTCCCGTGGACCATGTCCTTCAGGTCGCCCGGTTTCATCGCAAGCGGGTAGGCGGTGGGCATCATCGGGGTCTTCTCGCCAGAGAACAGCCGGACCCACGCCCGGTCGCGGTGCTCCTCCCACTTGGCGCATCCGTGTCCTACTCCGCAGCCCGGCTTGAAGGCACGGAGCGTTTGGTGGGCCCGCTCCGAGTTGCGAAGAACATGCGCCATCGCTGGCGATTTGTAGTCGCCGGTTGAAGTGAGCTCGCTGTTTCCGTGTGGCGGCACGACGATCGAGATGGATGCCCAGTCGGTCTGCGACACAGTCGGCTGACCCTCAGCCCAGAACAGCACGATCTCCGGCATGTACCAGTACCGGCACGGCGTTGTCCCTTCAAACCCAAGGGCAACGCAATGCCTCACGCTGCCGTCCAGTCGGAACCCACTCTGGTCGTTCGTGATGGCGCCGGTCTCCGGGATCGACTCCCTGGCTGGCAGGTAGACAGCACGAATGGCGGGGAACTCTGCCGTCAGCTCCATCGCAGCTTTGGCACACCGCAGGGCACACTCGATGGTCAGCCGCTGGTCGATGCCCGGCATGCTGGCAACCGACTTGAGCCATTCGGTTTTGCTGATGCTGGAGTGAGGGACAACCCCCGTGTCGCAGTATCCGTTCCGATTCCACGACCCGAAGTTCCACTGGTCGCTCTCAGACTTGCTGACAAACTTGCCAGTGGAGTCGTCGATGGCCATCGCCATGCTCGGGTACCCAGGGCTGGCGCCCTTGCCCTTCCTCACCGACCACTCGCCACTCCTGTCCGATAGCGAGCCGTCGGCGTTTGTCGCCTTGAAGTTGGTGTAGGAGCAGGTCTTCCACCCATGTATCCTCCCTCCAATCAAGTGAATCGGCAGGTACTTCTCGATCAGGGTCGGCGGGGTGGTGGGCATCAGCTTCATGTCGAAGTAGCTGTACATCTTCCCGCCGCGAGGGTTTCCGTAGACAAAAGCAAGTGGAAGTCGATGCCACGCCTTCATTCTTCTCTTCCGCTCGTAATACAACTCGAAGCGAGAGGTGTTGTTGCGAAGCACCCACTTCACGATCAGCCCTCGCACCATCGCCTCGGTGCCACGACCAGTAGTCAGGCTGCTGAACGCAGTCGCATCCCGCATCCGCAGATCAAGAGCCATCCGCATCAGCAGGCTGTAGGTCAGCACCGTCCTCGCCGTGGACTTCACTGCCATTGCCGTCGCCATGCCGTCCTCCCTTCTATAGGTAGTTCTTCCAGTCTCCCTTGAACACGATCGCCCGCCTGCCGTGGTGCATCTGGATCACACCTGACTTCTCCAGCCTCGTCAGGTGGGAAGTCACTGCGTTCCTGCTGCGCCACCCGAAGTGCTCGCACACTTCCTGGTAGCTGGGCTGTCGCCCGTGCTCGTAGACATACCGAGCGACGAACCGCAGCATCGTCAACTGCCGCTTAGTTGGCTGGCTTGGCATCTCCCTTCGCCTCCGCTTCGATGATCGCCTTGAGCTTGATGCACACCGGGTGTCGCTTGTGGCTGCCAATCCAGTCACGAACGAAGTCGTATGCCTGCCGCTCCTTCATGTCCTTTCGGACACGCTCCAGCTCCCCGGCGGCGGGAATCCGCAGCGACGACCAGTGCCACGGGCTTGACTCGCCCCTCACCCTGCCGTCCTTCTTGCGGTACAGGCTCTTACTGCCCACGATTGCGATGGCAGTCGCCGTCACCCGCTCCACCTTGACGACGAACTCGTCCCGCCCCCAGCCGCTGTCGTGCAGGATCAGCTCATCGCCAGGCTTGACGTTGTCGAGGTTGTCTCGCATCACTCACCTCCCTTCTGTTCGAGTCGCATGCGATCGAGCTTCTTCTGCCGCATGAGATCGACCACGCTGCGGACCACCTCCGCCCCGATCGAAGCACGGTTCAACTCAAACTCCTCGTCGGTCTCGTCGTCGGCCTTCGCACCGAGCAGCTCCGACATGAGCAGGCAGCACATCGTGAGCTTGTGGTTGTCGTCCTCCAGCTCTGCTATCCGATCCTCGTATGAACCAAAGGGGTCAATGTTGCTCACCATCGCCGTCCTCCTCGTCGTTCCAGGTCCTTGAGTACCCGCACTGCCACGCAGATGCAGCCCACGCTGCTCACCCCAGCCACCACCAGGATCGCACCGATCAGAATCCTGATGCCGGTGGGTGTCATGCCGTCCTGCCTTCCGCCTTGTTGATCGCATCGGTGGCCACGCAGTTCTCGCACTTCCGCCCCGCATACTCCGGGTCGGTGCAGTAGCACACCCACTTCCCTTCGCCGCCCGGGTCTCGCAGCAGCTTCAGTGCAGCGAGCAGGTCCGGTGCTGCGGCAATCAGATTGGCGTTCGCCTCCTGGTGCTCGTGCGTCCGGCAAACCGTGGGGTTCCACCCCTGGTACAGGCCGTCGAGGTGGCGGGGGATTTTGCAGACCATCCCCAGCCCCTGAGCGACGATGACCATGTCGGCGTCTTGCCAGCCGTTGCCGTCAAACCCGATGCCCCACATGCCAGGTGTGTGTGCCATCACTTCTTCCCCTCGTCGGGTATCAGAACCTTGGTCGCCCACTTGGGGACGTACCCGTCGATCGTGGCAGCCACGATGAGCTGCGCCTTGGTCGCCTTGTCCGGCCAGCCCGTCCCGCAGTCGGTACCCAGCACGATCAGGTCCGGGTGGTACTTCGCCTCGGCGTACTTGATGAGCGTCACCATGCAGGTGCCGCCGCCACCCTTGAACTCGAAGCTGCTGGGCATCGAGGTGAACCGCTCGTCCAGCCTGACCATCGTGTCACCGACGATCACCCGGAAGTCGCCCACTGCCTTGAGCCCCTGTGCCACCACGGTCAGGCACTTCACCTTGCACTGCTGGGTCATGGAACCAGACGAGTCGAGGATCACCACCGCCTTCGGCGAATACTTCCGCTGCCCCTTGAGGATCAGACCGCTGGGCATGGCTGCCTGCCTGCGGTTGGGCCGCTGATAGGTGAAGTCCGGTCGGCCACGGGGGTTGGCGGCAGCCAGTCCACATGCTGCACGCAGCTTGTCCCATGGGTTGGGCTGGGGCCGGAGCTTGTTGGAGATGGTCTCCCGCAGGCAGCCCGGCACGTTGCCACGACCCGGACTCCACGGCTGGTCTGCCTTGTCGATCTCCTTCTCCACCCGGTTGAGCAGCTCGTCCTCGATGTAGCTGTCCCAGTTGTCGTTCGGTTCTTCCTCGTAGTCACGGGACATGCCATCCGAGCAAGAGCCGCCGCCGACCGGGGTCATGTCTTCCCACTGGTCGTGCGGGGTAGCTTCGCCACCACCGTCGGTGCCTTCCGTGGGGGTGTCGTCACCATCCTGATCGCTGCCACTCTTGTCACTCGCATCGACAGCCACCCCCTGCTTGCCCTTCACCTTCTTCTTCTTGACCGGCCCATCGGGTCCGTCGCCATCGCCGCCGCACTCCTCGTCGTCCCCGTCATCGCAGTCGGACTCTTCCGGCCCGTCAACGTCGTCGTCGGCAGGGTCATCCTCCGCCGCCTCGCTGCCGGTCTTCAGCACCCAGCTCTCGTCGCCCTCGCCGGACTCAAGAACCCACGACTCTTCCTGCTCGTCGTCCTCTCCCGGGACTGGCTTGGGATCGAACTCATCCTCATCGTTGTCCTGCCGGGTCTGCTGCCTGGCCTGCTCCTCCCGCTTCTTCCGTTCCTGCTCACGCTTCTCGGCAGCCTTCTTCTCCTCCGCCTCGTCCTGCTCCAGCATGATCGAGTAGATCACGGCGGGCAGCATGTTCCGCTGGAGCTTCGGGTACTTGGCCTTGAGCAAGGGGAACGTGACGATGCTGCCGCCCTTGATGACGGGAGCATGCTCCTTGATGCACTCCATCAGCTCCCACACCACGCAGTCGTAGGCAGTGTTGAGCCTGCCCCTCTGCCGTGGAGTGGGGTTGTCGCCGATGATGTCCTTCGCCCGGTGGCAGTGCCGAAGGACGAGATGCCATGCCTCGTGCATCACGACGTACCCACCCTGCTCCAAGGTGAGGGTGGCAACGAAGGCAGGATCGAAGTACATGCGACCCTGCTTGTCCACTGACATCGTTCCGATACCCGGACGCTCGACGAGAACCAAGCTGTATACGTAGGGTGTCAAGTAGGGGAACCAGTGGAACGTCATGAGACGGTAGTGAATCACCCTCTCACGCATCGACATGTGTGTAATGGCGGGGTCGATCGTGGTTGTGGTCATGCCGTCTCCTCCGGTGTGATGAACTTGATCCGTGTCAGTGCGGAACGAACTCGATCCAAGTCTTCGAGCAGACCGGTGTGAAGAACCACTGGAGTCCCTGTTGCAACGGGAAGCTCAAGCGCCCTCATCACCCGGAACACAGCAACCAGCTCCTCGAAAGCCAGTGGCTTGTAGCCCTCATCCAGTTCCCTCTTGCCAGTAGCTGGCATCACTCGTCCTCCGCGTTGTCGGTCACCCAGTCAGCCACGAAATCCTCCATCGAATAGGTCTTCGCACTGCCCTTGAAGGCAGGCTTGGGGTAACCACCAGGAACCTTCGCCATCGGTGCAGTAACCACCTCCATGCTGAAGGTCTCGTCCGTGGGGTACCCATCGGGCGATCCCTCGTCAGATATCTCCTCGTACAGACCTTCGTCCCCACTCTCTTGCAGGGCTTCGACGATGAGGGCGGCGGCCTTCTTGTTCGCTGCCTCGAACACGATGGTCATGGTCTTGGTCTTCACGATCTCGATCTCTTGCGTAAACAGCGGCATCACCCACCCTCTTTCTTCTTGTTGCGAACGATCTTCCCCAGACGAAACCCCTTCTGGACTGACGGCGTGCTGATCCCCAGCCGAAGGGCGATCGTCTTGGCCGTCAGCCCCTGATCCACCATCTTCTGGAGCAGCTTGAAGTTCCACTCCATCTTCTTGCCCATTGGCATCACTTCCCCCCCTTGTTTCGCACCTCGGGCGGCACGTTCTTGCCGAACTCCGAGATGATGGCGAGAGACTTCGGCGGGATCGGCGTACCCTCCGGTCGTGTGTTCACCAGATTCCGAAGCTGGGTGAAGGCGAGGTCAGCGGCGTGCTTGCCGATGTCATCGCAGAACACCTTCGACGCAGCGTCCAGTCGGTCGGTCGTGAAGCTCCCCTTCAGAGCAGCGACAAGGCTGACCAGCATGGCCGACGCCAGATCGGGCCGGGCCGGATCGAACTTGAACTTCTTCTTCCCGGCCAGCACTTCCTCCGGGTCCATCAGGTCGAGGGTCGCCTTGAACCGCATGAAGTTGGCACCCACCACCTTGCCCACCGCACCGTGGCAGAGCAGGGACTCGACCATTCCCGGGGCACCGACGGCATCCGCCGCAGCGAGGCAGTCACGAAGGACATGCCATGTGCGGGGAGTAGGGTAGGCGTTCTCGTCGTCACTCTCGGGGGGCGGCTGGTCCCGATCGTTGGCGTTCTTGTCCAGGTAGGAGTTGATGAGCACGCCCCACTTGGGGATGTGACGACGCCAGTTGTCGGGCATGGTGGGAACCCACACCGCGCCCCACTCGTCCTTCTCTGACTCCATCCCTGCCTTCCAAGCGTCGTAGTTGTGGACGAAGTCGAAGTGGACGAACCGATTCGCCATCGCCTTCTCCATCGGGCTGGCATTGGGTGCCCACTTCGGAGGGTTAGCTGCCGCCAGCAGGATGTTGTCCGGGTGAATCTCCAGTTGCCCGATCCGTCGATCGGAGAACATGGTCTGGAGCGGGGCCCGGACAGACGGCGGGGTGCAGGTGAACTCGTCGCATCCAATCACCACGCCCGGCTGGGTCAGTCGGTCTGCCCAGAAGGGCGGCATCGAACGGAAGAACCGCTCGGCAGACAGGACATGGGGGATGCCGCCGACATCCTCCGGTGCCATGTTGCTGCCGATCAGGAGCAGGAACTCCATGCCCTGTGCCTTGGCGAACTGGGCCATGCTGGCAGTCTTGCTCTTGCCCGGCGAGCCCCACAGTAGGGCATTGCGGCGGGCCATTGCCACGATCCAAGCTGCGACGTTGGCGCAAGCCATCGCCCAGTTCTTGCGGCGCATCTGCTCGGTCAGGACTGGTGTGCTCATGGTCATCTCCGTGGTGGTGGTGGTGAAAGACGGCGACAGTTCCCCGTGGCCCGGCCCGAAGGGCAGCGGGCACGGGCGATCGATACATCAGAGGGTCAGGTCTTCGATCGCGGCGTGGGCATCGACCGCTTGCTGGCACTTGGCGATTGCGTCGAGGAGATGGGTCATCGGCAGACCCAGGATGTCCCCGTAGTTCTTCACCTTGGCAAGCAGGCCAGTCAGCATCTCGGTCCTCGACTCCTTGCCATTGGCCCTTTGCTTGCCGATGGACTTGAGTGCTTCTTCCACCGCGACGACAGCCTCGTTCACCTCACGCTCCATCGACTGGGCCAGCAGTAGGTAGCTCCGCTCGCCGGGGATGAGGGGGAACTTGGTGATCGTGATGGACAAGTCCCCTTCGGAAGCGTCCATCGAATCGGCAAGCGCCTCGAACCTGGGCATCGTAGCTTCGGGGATGTAGTACACACCGCCCGTCTTCCGGCAGAGCAGGCCACCGAGATGCTCGATCACTCGGGCCAGACAGGACGAGACCATCGGGGTCGGGTACCAGTCGAGCTGAGTGCGGTACACATCGGTCATCTTGTCCTCCACCGCACGCTGGTTGGGCATGCTGAAGAACGCCGGGTTGTAGCTGGCGATGCTCAACCGATCAGTCGTTTCGTCCAGCACGATCGACATGATGTGAGCGAACTCATTCACCTGCTGGCCCGGCTTCCGCTGCACCGCCTCGCACCCCTTCACCTCGTTGGCGAGCGGGTTGATGACGATCGGCAGACCACGCACCTTGAGATTGGCAGCGGTGATGAACCCACTGAGCGTCTCCTTCATGGCGGCAGGCACCGTGCTTGCCTTCGGCAGCAGGTTGGGCAGACCGGCCTTGTCGAGTGCATCACGCAGCTCGGCGACCCTCATCTGCCCCGGTTCCCACCATGCAAACGCACCGTCCAGCCCCGACCCGTCGAATCCCACAGTTGCCGCACTCATCGAACGCCTCCTTCAGTGAGGGGATACGCTTCGGATACTTGTGTCCCTTGCAGGACTGGCATCGAGTGACCAGACACCCGATGCTGTTCTTCCTGAATCTGCCCGTCTCCCGTGGAGAACCCGGGTGCATTGCAGACCAGAGCAAGGCCCGTCGCCTTGCCACCAGCTCATCCTTGAGTCGTCGCTTCACTCTCGTCTCCTTCCTTGGGTGCTGCCGCCAATCCCAGCTCGACTGGCAGGTTCTTGAAGAACCGCCACGTCTTGTCCACCTTTCCGATGAACACCTGGTAGTCGCGGTACTCATCGATCAGCTTGAAACAGATGACTGCCACCTCCCGAATCTCGCCCCGCTGACGCAGATCACGGACCAGATCGAACACCGCATGGAGCGGAGTGGCGTAGTCTTCCGCCGTCTTCAGCCACGACAGGATTTCCCTGAATCGTGTGTCTTGATCGGAGTCAAGCTGCACCTTCCGCCACGCCATGTACCGATCGGTTGTCTTGGCAACGTACTGGTGTCTCATTCGTCCTCCCCGAAAGCGTAGGTGTGAATGAACTCTTCGATGTCTTCGAGCCACGACATAGGTCACCTCGTTGGTTGAAGGGGGAAAAAGAAACCACTGGGATAGGGGCATCCGTTCCCCTACCCCAGTGGCAGGGATCACTTGCCGGGATTGCGAAGGCCAGCCGCCCGAGCCTTGGCAATCAGGTCATCGCCGTTGGCCTGGATGTACCGGACCACCGCCACCAGCTTGTCGTCGTACATGAAGGCCCTGGAATACTTGCCGAACTCCAGGTTCAGGTACCCCTTCTCGTCGGCGACGTTGGCCTCGAAGGGGCAGCCCGGCAGATCGAGCTTGGTCTTGGCGACCGGGTCACGCTGCTTCTTGCCATCGGGCTTGTCGGCAGCGGGCTTCGGGGTGGCGACGGCGACCGGCGCCTCGACAGCCAGCTTGACAGACTCCGCAATGTCCGGGTTGCTGGCGATGATGTCGGCCATGAAGGAGGAGAACTCGTCAACGGTTTCGTTCTTGGGCATGGGATGTTCCACCTTGGTAGGGACTGGAGTAAGAGACCAATCAACACGAAGAACCGGCCAGCCAGGTACATGACTGACGCTAGGAAAAGCAAAACAAGAGAAACTCCGAGGACCAAACCACATAGGAGTGGGCCGACGGAGTACAAGAGCAAGCAGGCGAGACCACCAAGCAGGATGGTCTGACCCACTCATGCGACCCCGGTGAGGGCATCGAACACCCTCCCCCTGCTGGCATAGCAGGCTGGCTGGAGCAGCCAGTTGAAGACGATCCGCTTGAGCTGCACCGGGCTGGGCTTCCGCCCATTCACGGTCTTGCTGGCAGCCCACTTCACCAGCGACGGCACCGCCTTGAACGCCACATCCAGCCAGTGGAGAGCGAACACGGTCTCGTCGTCACCGAGATAGCCAAGCTCCTTGCGGAGAGCATGGGCCTGCCGCTGCCGATCCTGGTGGTACTCCAGCCGGGCGGCGGCATCGGCCTTGCGGACTTCGACCATCTCGACCTTGCTCACCGCCTTCGGCAGGGTCATGGGCTTGCCGCCCATGCCGGTGAACTTGAGGGATACGATCTGCTTGGTGGCCACTGGAAACTCCTTCTGCTAGGGGTGAACCGATCAGTCAGGGATTGGGGGTCAGGACTGGGCGCCGAGAGCCTTGGCAAGGTTCTCGATCACGGCGAAGCTGGTATCGGTGCGTCGGAAGGCTGCCGCCCCGAGTTGCGTGGCGTCGTTCAGCTCGCCTTGCACCTTGGTCAGTTCGGCTTGCGTCTTGGTCAGTTCGGCTTGAATCCGCTCGGCGTCTATGCGACCCAGGGCGGCTTGTTTGAAGAGCCGCGACTCTTCGCACCTGAGCCGCTCGATCTCGCAATTGAGCGCCGCCTTCTCCCGCTGATGGACGGCGATCCTGTTGTGCAGTGCGTTGACATAGCCCTCCGACCAAGGAGGGGGCTTGAAACCGAGCTTCCGCGCGATCTGATTCGCCGTCATCTGCTTGACTGGCTTCTTGCGTGCCATATCTATGCCTCTTGAAAAGGTGTGTAGGTCCAACAAAAAACCCCCAGCTCACCGTCAGGGGAGACGATGAACTGGGGGCGGAGACGAACGCGATCTGTCGGTCAGACCATGGGGAACGATGCCAGCAGGCGCTCTTGTTCGAGCATCCCTTCCCCGCCGTGGTTGATGCAGTCCTTCATCCACTTGCACGACCGGAGCTTCGTGTCGCAGTGGGGGTGAGCAGATGAGCGGTGCTTGCTCGTCGTCACCGAATACTTCTCCTCGTTCTCGAACCACTCCCTGCACTGCGAGTCATAGAGGAACATCGGCCAGTGGTCGCCGTAGGAGTAGACGACGTACATCCTGCCGACCCACAGCCCATGGCAGTTGTTGCCCTTGAACTCCCGTCGATCCTTGACGTACTGACGAACTTCACGGAGTGGCGTCTTGCTCATCGGCCCCTCCTTCGTTGGCGTCGGGCAGTCCGATGTGTTCCGCCGCCTGCTTGTCGATGAACATCAGCGGCATCGGGGGGCGGTTGAAGATTCGCTCCGCCGCCTCCCGCTTGATGGCCCACACCCTGCCAGTCCGGTGGGCATGTTCGTTCTTGAGATTGCCGTCGGCATCCGGCTTCGACTTGTCGGGGTCCACTTCCACCAGCCAGACACCGCCCTGATCGACGATCGATTGGCACTCTTGGCACCACCGCTGCTCGACAACCTTGCCGTGCAGCTCCATCACCTTGTCGGCATGGGCCCTGCCCAGTCGAGTGTTCAGGATGATCGTGTCATCCCGAATCTTGGTGCAGCACGGACACATGCTCTTGGTCAGAGCGACCCCGATGTCCCGATCACCGTTGCGACCCATCAGCTCACCGCCTTTCTGTGGTGCATCATCAGCCATGGTTTCAGTGAGAACACACCGGAATCCATGGCGTCGGCAGCACAGCCTTCGCACATCGGCGTCCCGGTCTGGTCGTCCATGTCGATTCGGACGGCCACGGTGCTAGCCTTTTTGCCGCACTCGCTCTTCCCGGAGTGGACCGGGCAGCCTCGATCGCAGCACTGGCAGGTTGGTGCCATCAGGCCACCTCCTTTCCGGGCTTGACGTTGTGGACCGCCATCAGCTCGTCGAGCTGCCTGGTGACGCGGAGAACACGGCGGATTGCCTTCTGCACATCGGCGATCTGGTTGGCGGCGAACACGTCACCGGCCAACAGGTCGTTCTCCCGGAGGGAGCGGAGGGTGTCGCAGAACGAACGCTTGCCGAGCACACTGGCCGCCAGCCGAAGCTGCTGCACCATCGATGAAGACATGGGAAACTCCTTGTGAATGGGGGAAACTCGAACCGTCGTCACCGCAGAATCCCCGTGGCCCGGCCCGAAGGGCAGCGCACGGGCGATCGAATTACTTGCCTGCCACCACCTTCCAGCGGTAGAAGGCTTTCTCCAGAGGCGCCAACCCATTGACCCGTCGGGCACGGAACTGCTTGAGCGCCTCGTAGGCAGAGATGGACACGACTCGATCCTCGACATGCCACCCGTCCTTCCGGTTGGGCCGCACCTTGAGGGTGAAGACGCTGGTAAACATGCGGCTGATGGGACGCTTCCTGATACGCATTGAATTCTCCTGGGAAAGGGGGATGGAACCGAAACCACCGTCGTCGTCGCCAAAGCCCCGTGGCCCGGCCCGAAGGGCAGCGGGCACACGGGGGATCGATCGATCAGGCGGGGTAGGCGAGGATGCGGGAGGAGTGGCCCTCACGAACACGCCAGTTGCCCCTCCCCTCCGGGGAGAACTGCTTGACGGCCTGCCGACGAGAAGGCGCCTGCACGGTGTCGATCGCCAGCCAGCCAGACCGCGTCGTCCCGTCGGGCTTGTCGATCACGCCACGGGACAGGATGTACAGACTGAACGCTTTCACGGGACTCTCCTTTGGAGGAAGGGGTAGGGAAACAAAAAAACCCGGGAGCCGATGGGTTTCCCCACCGACCCCCGGGTCTCATGTGATCCGCCTAGCATCCGCACCGACCTGCCGGTCTCACGACCAGTCAGCGTAATCGGTCCAGATGCCCTTCGAGTCCTGCGCCCACTTGTCCATCAGGGGCCGGTAGACGTTGAGGTAGAAGTCCCGGCTCATGCACTTGGGCGGGAGGTGCCGACCACCCCGGAAGGTGGGCTCGAACTTGTACTCCCGCTTCTTCTTCCCCTTCGGGGCGGCCTTGGCGACCGGCTCGTCGGCCTCCTCCTCCTTCGGAGCGGCCTTGGCCTTGCCGCCCTTGGCGGCCTTCCCCGGCTTGCTCTTGTGGACCGCGATCGCGGCCTCGATGAGCTGGAGATT